CAAAGCCCCAGCTTGTGAAAGTCGGGGCTTTGTGCGTAAAAGAAAGAAGGGGTGCATTTTGACACACCTTCTTTTATAATCTTCGATTTGTCTCTTTCGTCGGGGTAGCGGGATTCGAACCCACGACCCCCTGCTCCCAAAGCAGAATGATAGAGAAAGCTATTTAGTTACATATCAATTAATTGTAATGATGCGAGCTAACCATTTCAAAGATAGTTCAAAGAACGCTATTTTGAGGGCTTTATTTTGCCCCTTTTTAACTCATAATTCAAAAGAGCAATTTCTTGCTTTTGAGCACTGTTTTCTCGCAGTACTTTCCGAAGTTGCTCTCTAAGTGATACGATTATTTTGTCTTTTTCTTCCATGTGGTTTGTTTATTGAAATATTACATCTTGTTCTTGAAAACGTTCTTTCCCAGATTCATCTTCCCATGTGAATCTTATCTTGTGCATTGGCTGATGACTGGTAAATAAAATAATGGAAAGTTCTACTGAACCTTGCGGTAATAAACTAGGGAGAGGGAACATCTCAAGTCCATCTGTAATGATTATGCCTTGATCATTACTTAATGTTTCCGATTTAAAGTTGATATTAGAACCTTTTGCTTTACCTTTATTATATACTTTCATTCTCCAGATAGGATTTCCTTTTCTATCGGAGGTCTTGTATACATTAGCTTCGATTAAAGCTTGTTTTTTCTCTAATATCTCCTCTTTACTTTTTTGAAGTTGATATTCGTTTAGTAATTCTTGTTGTTTGTTTAATAGCTTTTGTTGATCATTAAGCTTGACTTGTTGCTGATTTAATCTTCGAGTATGGTTTATATACATATAAGTCCCCCCTAAAAAAGTAAAAGCAGTTATTAGCCAATCTATATTTTCTATGATATTCTTCATTACAATTTATATTTTAAAATAAACTTTTTACTATGGTTATTACAGAGTATAACATTACCAAATCATTTGATAAAAAGACTGGTAAAATTCGGCATATAATTACCAAAGATAGAGAAATCGTATATGATATGACATTTAAGTTATCTAAAAATAGAAACACTCCTTTTAGTCCAATTGATTTTTTAGAAGCAGCTCTAGATGGTGAACAAGTTATTATCAATCCTCAATACTATAGAGAACTTCAAAATATAGCTTTCGAACTCCATTTGCTGAATGTTTGTAAAACGGATAATGAAAAAGAAAAACCATCATTTACAAACAAAGTTAAAGGCCTGATAAAAAAAATAGTTTCTCTTTTTACTTAATCTTGAAAAATTTGTTACCCTTAAATGCATTTTCCAGAGATTTTCTGATATAAGCCTCTGCGTCTACTTCTATTTGTCCTTTTACACCTTCAATCATCTCTTGGTTGTATGAAAGTAGTTCATCATATCCGCCCAAATATTCTCTATCACATTTCACACATTTGATATATGATTTGTCATCATTAAATTCAAAAGATTCGGTATCGCCACATGTCGCACATCTTAATTTTTCTGTATATCTTTCTTTCATAACATTAAATTTTAGTTACACAATCAATTTATTCAATTTTATTAGCTAGTCCCATCCATGAGTTATCGTCGAAGTCTGTAGTAAGAATTTTGGCTAAATCTCTTGGAAATTCCGGTGAAACCTCAAGTATCATATCTTCAGTGATATTCACGAAATTACGTTCTTTAGCGACTAACTTTGTTATAATGTTCGGGTCAATTTCCAATGCTTTCTTTATACACTTAAGTGCTAATACATATTTATAATCAGTTTCGGCAGGATGCCAATCCGGTTGCTTCTCATACTCGTCCATATATTCAGCTGCGAAGTGAGTTGCGAGCCCCTCTTCAAATACATTAGCATTAATTTCTCGGTGGGGACACAAGCAATGTATTATCTCATGTGCTAACTGATACAATCCTCTATTTATATCATTCTTACATATATCCATCACTCTAATTCCAACTACTTTAGAGCTAAGAAATGGAAACCATGTGTGCGGAAAGCCTTCTTCAGTATAGGATACTCCACATATTGAATAAGATGTATCTCGTATACCATATTTTTCCTCTGCTATTTTCAATATACTTCCTAATTTGACATTTAGGATCTTGAGTGCTAAGGCTGGGTCAATATCAGTCATTTTTATAGATGTCATTATATTCTGTATTTTTAGTTACACAATCAATCTGCTAGACTTCTAATATTCAGCTTAATTTTGTTTCGATTATGATTCACATATAAGTGAATATACTTTTTCGTATGAATCCAATTTTTCAGTATCAAGCTTCATGCTTAATTTCTCTACTCTTTTTATATAGTATTTTACTACTTTCTTGTATTCAGATTTATAATATTCATTCCTTTCTTTATAATCTAAATTATCTTTATCCCCGAACTCGGATATTGTTTTATTGAATAATTCAATTATACTTTTATGAAATGACTCTTTATAAAGATTGAAAGACTGCTGTTTGTCATCGTCCAAAGCAAATAATTGAGCTTTTAGTAATATGGCATCATCGTTTAGATTTTCTTCTAATTTACCCTTAATTTTGCTAACGTTATTGGTCATCCCCCAAATCTTAAAGAAAAGAATGATTTGTAGTATTCCGAATACAATCATTACTACACCTGTAAATGTAATTATGTCTTCCATGATTTATTGAATTTTTGTTTGTTAGTCGCTTATTCTTAGTATATTAATCGGATTGTTCTTACAAATTCTCAATATCTTCCTGCTTCTCTATCTTGTCAATAGCTTCAGGAAATTCAATACCATATTTTATATACTTTTTCTTATATTCTTTTTTTAGAGATGAGATTTGCTCTTCAAGAGCTTTCTTTTTACAACCATCAGGATCTGGAATAGAATCGTTATAATACTTCTTGATTCTATAAAACATGTCATTAAATAATAATTCTGCAATTCTATTTTTATCTCCTTTAAGGATTGCTTTTCTTAGCGTCCACTGGTCTGTCCCTCCTATAAATTCACTCCTCAAATCTCTAATATCATTGGTCATACCCCAAATCTTACAAAAGAGAATTATTTGCAATATTCCGAATATTATTGAAATGACTGCTATCAATATCAGTAAGTCTTCCATGTTATTTATTCATTAGTACATTAATTAATCGTTCTTTTTCCTCGAGAAGCTTATCCTTGCCTTCGATAACAGCTTTCAAATGCTTTATTTCTATCATAGCATCTTCAAGTTTATCTTGGCATTCATTAGTTGATATATTACCGTTATTATCTCTACCAACTAAAATATTCTTTGTACCATTTTGCATTACACTAGGTGTTATATCTTCGAAGAATGATGCAGGTGATAAGTTTAAAACAGATGAAATGTGTATAAGTAGTTCTGTATCAATATTTTCTTTTTCAAATATTGAATAAGTATAAGGTCTGCTTTTGTTTATCAACTTTGCAAAGTCTGTTACACTTATATTTCTTTTAGCGACTTCTTCTTTGATTTTGTTACCTATATGCATACGAATATTATTAAATTATCTTAATAGATTACACATTTTGTCTTGTTTTTAATTACAGTGTAATGTTTTTGATTACATTTGCACTATAAAGTTAACGCAAAACATTGATAACGCCAAAATAAAAGGGCAACAAAGTTAACTAAATAGATTATTTACTCTAAAAAAGACAAGATATGAAGAATCTAAATAAAGTAATGCGCATCCTAGGCGGAAGTAAACGTTTCGATTTCGAATACAATGAGAACGGATATTCCTGTATTCTAGTAGTTTCAAGTTACCACTCCGGTGAAGAAGTAAGACTCGACCTTTCTAAACTTGATGATGAAATGCTTGAAGCCTTGCAAGTAGAAGATAAAGATAATGAAGAAATGGAGGATTAAGTCATGAAGGTGAGAATCAAGAATGTAACCGGTTCAACTGGTAACGAATGGCTTCTATGGGAGCTAAAAAAGGAAGCAGGAGTAAAAGAAGGAGATATAGTTGAAGGTAAATTCAATCCTAAAAATAAGGCAGTAGACTTTACTAGGGGTACAACAGAATGTGTCGCTTGGCTCGGAGAAACTTGCGAAGAAGTCAAAGACTAAAATAATAAAGCATGCAGGTTTAGTTTTCGATGCAAACCCTTTGAGAATGCGCCTTCCGGTAATGGAGAATCTGAAAGAGGTTACGAGATAGAATGAATCTTTAATCATCCGCGCAACAGCGATACGTTGTCCTTGGCAGGCTTGGTCGCTTTCCAGGGAACTAATTACTATAATATAATAATGTATATGGAAAATCAATTAGAAACTATCAAAGCTAATCTGCCTTACGGATACGAAAAGCAGATTGCGAAGGAAGTAGGATGCTCACAGGGTACAGTGCACAATATCCTCAACAACAAACCTGCTTCCGCTCGTTCAACCTACAAAGCTAAAGTATTGAATGTCGCTGTAAGAATGGCCAATGAATCTTTGGAAGCTACCAAAGGAGTCTCTAGGGCGGCAGCCGAATTGGAAACTTTGCATCATGGAACTGCAAGCTGATTCTGCCCTAACCAAGCGGGAAAATCAAATAGCGGGACTGGCTGCTTGTGGCTTGGCAAAGAAGGAGATTGCAGACAGATTAGGTACTGCCTACGGAACGGTAAATGTCCTGTTAGATAAGGCCTACAAAAAGACGGGGACCAACAAATTGAACGAACTTGGTGCTTGGTGGATAAATAGAGTCTTTGCTCTAAATATAGACTTCAAGCAATTGCAGAAATCATTAATCGCTCTTTCATTTCTTGGAATTATTGCCTTTCAAATTGCATTTGACTGCAACAACGACCTTAACCGGAGTCGGCGGGCAAGAATACGAAGAAATAGGATTGAAGAAGTATATGAACTCTAATCAATATTAATCAGGCAGCATAGCATAGAGATGCAGATGTGTTTCAGTAATTAAAAGCTCAACACCATTCAAAAGTAAAACAAAGAAACAGCCTAATTAGAGATTATGGAAAATTGCTTCGAAATGATGGTAGCCCGATGTATTAAAATTGGGACTGTTCAAACGCTAACGATGCTGGGACTACTTCCCGAAGTGGTAACGATATCCCAAGCGGAAGATATATACGGAAAACGCCTGATTACAGAATGGCGCGATAAAGCCTGGATAAAGTTTTATCCGGCAAATAATAAGAAAAGAGGGAAATATTACGTAAAACGGTCGGAACTGGAAACTGCCAGCGCAATGATGGATTTACATAATAAGATACCTGACAACATTATCAAACAATTGATGCAAGTATCATGACAGCAAAGGATGTACAAGTAGGGCAAACAATTTCTGCCGGTTTCTTTTTCCGCTGCGGGCATTTGGGAGACGAAACTGATTATACTCGCATTGTTGGCGTAGTTGTACGTAAGCTGGAATGCTATAATCAGGTACTTGTAGACGTCGATTTAGAAAAATCGTTTAATAGTCCCAGCAAATCAGTGTGGGTGCAATTAGACAAATCAGAATTTAGTATTAATAGTTAATTTTTTCATTATGAGCAACATGGTTCAAATTAAAGTGGAGGAACTGAATGCACTTCCAGCAACGAAAATTGTCGAAAATGAAAGCGTACAAGCAAAGTTTATTCAGATGTACAACGCCATCTGGGGAACCGATAAGGGAGAGCAGATGTATCACAAGGAAGTATTCAACTTTCAAAAACTACTGAGAGATAATCCGGACGTGGCGTCATCAAGCAAGATGTCACTATACGGCTGCTTCCTTGATATTGCAGTTAATGGTTTGACGCTCGACCAGACAGGGCATCCTCTGTGCTATATTCTTAGCCGTAACTGCAAGACAGGAAACAAGAACGAAAAAGGATACGATGTCTACGAAAAACGGGCGTATGTCTCTGTTACCGGCTATGGAGAACTAACTATGCGGATGCGTGCCGGTCAGATTAAATATGCCGATAATCCGGTGGTTGTCTATGAGGGAGACCACTTCAAGGTATCTCTCGTTAACGGAGTCAAGAATGTAGAATATGAAGCGCAATGCCCACGCAAATCAACCAAGGTGATCGCTGCCTTTATCCGAATCGTACGAAACGATAATTCAGTAGACTATCAGTGGATGATGGAGGGTGATATAGACCGTCTGCGGCGTTACAGTGAGAAAGCAAACTCCAAGTGGGATGACCGACAGGGAAAGAAAGTGTTAGGTCAAGCTAATGCGTTGTATACTTCCAACGGTGGCGGTATTGACCCCGGATTTCTTGAGAACAAAATGATTAAGCACGCCTTTGACGCATATCCTAAGGTACGTACTGGTAAGTTCACAATCATGGCAACAGAACAAGAAGAGGAAGAAATCATTGATTACGGGTTGATGGATGAGACAATCGTTAATGAACCCATCCAATCGATAGATAACCCGAATGTTCCTTTCGGAGAAGAAAAACAGTTAGAAGCTCCGGAACCTGTACAAGTAGCGGTTTCAAAGGATGATGAAGAAGGGGGATTCTAGTAATTAACACTTAATACATAGATTATGGCAACAGATTTAATAAAAATAGACGAAGTGAAAGTTATCGTTTCATCTTTTCCGGAAATTATTGGAAAAAACAGCGACTCTGTAAAAAGGTGTAATGAAGCCGGACAAGCTCTTCTTGACACCATTCAAGGTGAAGGTATGAATGAATTGATAGACCAGGCAGCGGCAGATTATTTGAAGAAGGTGAATATTACTATCAAGAATATGGATGAACGCCGCAAGCCTATCACACAGATATTCGACAGGATACGTTCTTTCTTCACTTCACAAGAAAGGGAGATAGACCCTAAAAATTCATTATCCATTCCTGCGAAAGTGTTGGCTAAGCGCAATGAATATGCCCTATATAAGTATGAACAGGAGAAAAAAAGGCAAAAAGAGGCAGAAGAAAGAGCAAAAATAGAAGCAGAGAAGGCGAACTATCGAAAAGCAATTGAAGATAGCCTCCTTTCTTATTTCAGCCTGTACCTTTCCTCTAAAGTAGCTGAATTGCAGAATATCTTTTCAGGTCTTACTTATGAGAACTTCGATCGTCAGGCTGTAGGGATTACGATTTTTCAGATGGATTATCCAAAATCGCATTTCGATAAATTCTGTTATGAATCCGCTACGTATTACCTGAATAAAGAGATTAAGAATGAAATCCGGAAAAGCGTATTAGAGGGCAAGTATGAGCAATATGCACAGCAATACAAATCCCATCTGTCAAGCATCCGGCAGGATATTCTCGACCGTATTCCATCTAAGAGAAAAGAATTGGAAGAGTTAGAATCCATTCGCAAGATGGATGCAGCGAAGGCAGCTAAGGCCGATGAAGAACGGCGGAAACGGGAAGCCGAAGAAACGGCGAAGCAGATGGCGGAGATAAAGAAGAATGAAGAAGAAGCCAAACAGGCTACCGCAATGAAAGCACAAAAGGATGCCATAGGCAGCTTGTTCGATGCTTCTGCTGCTGTAATCGCTCCTCCTCCGACAAATGCAAAGGTTAAGGAAAAGATTGTAGTTACTCATCAGCAAGGCTTTCTTGATATATTCCAAATGTGGTGGCTAAATGAAGGTCAATCACTTCCGGTTGAAGAGCTGGAGAAGATTTTCAAAAAGATGATTGGATATTGTGAAAAGCAAGCTAACGGTAAAGACCAGATACATATCCAGTCCAAGTTCATCCGTTATGAAGCGGAGGTAAAAGCAAAATAATCATGGCAAATCCGGATTCGTATTATTTACGTGCAGAAGTCAGCAACTCAGACCTGACAGAGCTTAAGAATTACCTTTATCCCCGTCCACAATACGGGGATAAAGAAAAGGCTTTCAAGTTCGGAACACTGGTAGACGCTTTGATTACCGAGAATGACCGTGTTCGATATGACAAGTTGATGGTGGATGATTACGTGTACACAAAGGAAGAATTTGAATTAGGGATTGAAATGCGCAAGGCTCTCCGCAAAGAAGCTGAAAAAGACAGATTTTTAGCCGTCGTTCTGGAACAATCTGATACGCAAAGATTCATGGTTAACAAGCAACATGAATTTCATTACGGGAACTTCGCCTATCATCTTGATACGCGTTGCAAATGGGACTGGTGGTTATCTGATTTCCACTTCGGAGGGGATTTGAAAACAACCTTCGCTGAAACTCAGGCACAATTTGATGAAGCTATCGACTTCTTCGACTGGGACCGTTCCCGTGCCTGGTATATGGATATTGCAGGAAGTGAACAGGATTTCATTTATGCAATCTCAAAAAAGAATTGCAAAATATTCAAGCATTTTATCACCGATCGTAGCCATCCTTCATATATCAGAGGAAAAGAGAAATACGAGGACCTTGCTTTCAAATGGTGGCAATTGATGGTCTGATTATATTTTATCATAAAAATAATATGAATTTACTTATTACATCAAAAGAACAGATATTGGCTGAATTAACCAATATAGATTCATTTCTCAATATTACTATGAGTGAAGATGCGGCAGAAGCTGTACAACGTGGCAATGACTTAGCTGTATATGTTGCCCGCTCCGGCAAACTGCTTGCGGATTCGAAATACTGGCTTAATGAGACAATGAAGTTCGAGGTTATGCAAACGCTCGTTGATACAGCTAAAAATGCGAAAGCGACAGCAACAGCGATAAATGCCCTAATCGGTTCTTTATGTCGGGAGGAACGATACCTCGTTGATTGGTGTGAACGTTGTAACCGGACGGCAACACATCAATTATCATGGTGCGTAACTGTGATAAGTAAAGCAAAAGAGGAAATGAAAATGGCCAGTATGTATAACAATAAAAAGTAATCATTATGAGAACCCTGAAAAAAATCACAATCGGACTGGCCGTTATCGGCCTGTTTACAGCATTATCTTTCTCTCAAAGAGAAGATGCAACATCAAGAGAAATAACTACGGCTGCCGTCATGGGAGTTGTATCAACGTTTAGTATTATCACTTTATCAACTAAAGAAGATTATGGAACAAGTAAAAAATGAGATCAAAAAGGCAGTCGTTAAGAAAGATCGGCTGAATGTAGTGTACAATGAGCGTTTTTCTGAATCAAACTACACAAATGTAATAAACAAGAGCTGTGATCAGATTATTCACAGTGATTTAAGAGAAGCGTTTAGCCGTCTTAAATTGCATCTTGTTGTATTGTGTGAGCAGCCGGAAGCATCTAAAATCGATAAGGATAGTTTTACTTCTCCTGGCTATGCAGAAACCTTAGAAAACTATATTATTACAGGTTATGCGAATGACAGTGTCGATGGGGTTTCCGGAATAACTATCATGGGATCCAAACTTCTTCAGTCCGGCAAAGTCGTTGACTTGAAAATCTTCGTTCCTCTCCTTGATGCAGATTACCCTTACTATGAAGAATTGAGTATTGATGCTGCTGTATGTGATGCTGAAGTAGAAAGTTACCTGTTTGAAGAGAAATGGGGAATCAGACAAGAACGTCTCGATTTCGAAACCGATGAACCGGAAGAAGCTATCGTAATGGAAGAAGAAAAGCCGAAGAAGAGAGGGCGAAAAAAACAGATAGATGCTCCTGCACCTCTTGACGCGACCGCATAACTTACAATCACCATAGGGGGGAATTATCCCCCTATAAAATACTCTAAATCATGAATATCGAATTAAAAGGAGATAACTTTGAATTATCATTCAAGTATAAGCCTTCCATTGTAGATAGGGTCAGACAAATTCCCGGAAGACGTTTTGATGGTGCTAAAAAAGTTTGGATAGTTCCAACTCGGAGTAGGGTTGACCTTGAAAGAATGATTTATCAAATACGACAATTTGAGAATATCAATTGGGTAAATGGTACAGAAAAAAAGGAAGAAGATATTGCTTATGATATTCCGGAATTGCCGGATTTAACCGTTCCGCACAATTTGAAAATCCAGCCTTATCCTTATCAGCTTAAAGGCATTGCTCGAGGACTAGAACTAAAACGGTTTATGAATTGTGATGAACCGGGACTCGGTAAGACATTGCAGAGTATAGCAACAATTAACCTCGCAGACGCTTTTCCTTGTCTTGTTGTATGCCCTTCATCATTAAAAATCAACTGGCAACGTGAATGGGAAAAATTTACGGATAAAAAGGCGATGATCCTAACCGACAAGGTACGTGATACATGGACTTTTTTCTTTCAGACAGGAATGCATCAGGTATTTATTGTTAACTATGAATCATTAAAGAAGTACTTTGTACAACGTATAAAGAAAGCTGAAGGCTGGACGCTGCGAGATGTGGAATTTAGAAACTCAATCAATTTATTCAAGTCTGTTATCATTGATGAAAGCCATCGTTGCAAATCTGCATCAACCCAGCAGGCTAAGTTTTGCAAAGGTATTTGTACCGGCAAAGAATGGGTTATTGAATTGACGGGAACACCGGTGGTAAACCGGCCTAAAGATTTGATTCCGCAGTTGGCTATTTTAGATCGAATGAACGATTTCGGTGGATATAAACCATTTGTTGATAGATATTGTTCTGGACAGAGAGAAGCATCAAATTTGAGAGAATTGAATTTTAACCTATGGAAGTACTGTATGTTTCGTCGTGAAAAGTCACTTGTCCTCACGGATCTTCCCGATAAAATACGGCAGGTGAATACTTGCGAAATTACAAACCGCAAAGAGTATATGGATGCAGAACGCGACCTTATTATGTATCTACAGAAATACAAGGACGCTGACGACGATAAGATAGCTAAGGCAATGCGCGGCGAAGTGATGGTACGTATCAATATTCTACGGCAGATCTCCGCTCGCGGCAAAGTACGTGATGTTATTGAATTTGTGAAAGACTTCCGGGAGAATGGGAAGAAGATAATTCTCTTTTGTTCTCTTCATGAAGTAGTAGACCAACTGAAACGTTACTTTCCTACCGCCGTATCGGTTACCGGCAGAGACTCACAGGACGAGAAGCAAAGAGCCGTAGACGCCTTTCAGAACAATCCTAAAGCGGATATTATCATTTGCTCCATAAAGGCTGCCGGGGTTGGTTTAACGCTTACTGCGTCGAGCAATGTCGCCTTTGTTGAGTTTCCTTGGACGTATGCTGACTGCTGTCAATGTGAGGATCGGGCACACCGTATCGGGCAAAAGGATTCTGTTACCTGCTACTATTTCCTTGGCCGTCGAACAATAGATGAAAAAGTTTATCGGATCATTCAGGAGAAGAAGAATATAGCTAATGCTGTAACAGGTTCTACCGAGGATATTGAAGAAAATATAGTCGATATGGTTGCACGTATCTTTGATACTGATTATGATGATGAATAATTTAAGTCTGCAAAGATATGAATCTAATCAGGCTGAACTGGTGACCAAATAATTTCTCCATTGATATATCTGAAGTGTATTGAGGAACGGTTTGCAACCTTCTCTCCTGAAAAAGTAAATTCTTTATGAAAATTCTCACTTTCATGGTTAATGGTAATAACCAATGTATCATTTGTCGTGACTTTCTCTGTATTGATTTTATAAGATACAGATGTTTCAAGTCTACTTGAAGGGCGGATTGTTCTATTACGATATATTGTTGACATATATTTGTTTTTTTGCAAATATAATAATAATAATAAACTAATAAGCCTTGGGCGGCTTTATAAAACCCAATATTAGATTATGAATAAACTTGGAATTTTGGCGGCTATCGTATTTGTCGCAATTGTTGTGGGGTGTTTTGTTACCATCCCTTATTATAACGTTTGGCAGCAAGAAATGTCTGGAAAGGCTGAATTTGCTAAAGCAGAACAAAACCGTAAAATAAGGATTGAAGAAGCTAAAGCAAATCTGGAAGCTGAAAAGTTGAACGCCCAAGCTGAAATCGAACGTGCTAAAGGTGCTGCAGAAGCGATTAAAATTGAAAATGGAAGTATTACCCCTGCATATATCCAATATTTGTGGGTACGTCAACAAAGCAATCTGAATGATAAAACTGTGATATACATACCAACGGAGACAAATCTTCCAGTTTTAGAAGCGGCAAAAAATAAATGATAAATCAGCTATGCGGTAGATTTTTCGTTTACCGCATAGCTCAAATCCAAACAGAAAGGAGTCAATATGCGTGAAGATATAATGTATGTTATCGTTTATCCAAACGGCCTTATCATAATGAATACGCAGAAATATTACCGAAGTCTCTGTATTGAAAAATGGTGTGAAGGATGCTTCCGACCATGGAAACAATGGTATAAATCGGAGAAATGAATTTTATATGCAAAGCTGTAGATATAGCAATAATCAATAATGCTATATGCAAAGTTGCAGAAATATTAGATAATATAAAGATAAATCAGGAATGAATCATAAGAAAGATTTTTTGGAATGGAAGGAAAGTACATTCACAGAAATATGTGATAACTTATCAGATGTAGTATGTACAGATAGGAAATTGAATGTTGGTGATAAGGTTATCTTTAAAAACAAGCATGGTATAAAGTTTGGTCCTTTTGAGGTATTAGGGTTTTGTAAACCTGATAATGGTGGAGGATGTGTATTTCTGGATAAGAGTAGTTATTGGTTTCCTGCTCCACTTGATAGCCTTACAATCATAAAGTAGAATGGTTTTAATCAAATTAGATACAGAAATGAATAAGAATATAGTCGTAAAGAAAGAAAAGCCTATCTGTCAATTAGAGGGGCTCCCGGGAGTAAAGAGGGATAAAATATATGCGTATTGGTTCAAGGATATAAACGACATAGAGGCAACTCTTGAACTTGGATATGCCTGTACTTCTGCTGGAAATAACGGAGCTATAAACGTTTGGAAGGATGATACAGGAATGATTCGCGGTGAATTAATGCGACACTTAGTAGTTGTTGAAAAAAGAACGTTTGTCAGCTATGCAGAAGTGGAAAAATGCGTTAGTGATTGGCTTGAAAGAATTAACCCATAACTGATAAGAAATGAAAACTTATGTAATCACACTCTCACAGTTTTTCCCGGTAGGACATAGTCAATCAGGGAACGAGACGAATTTCAAATATGAGTTTCTTTTGGGGCAACTCTGCCCTGATTGTGAAGTGGAACAGGATTTATCGGGGGAAGAAATTTCCCGATGCAACAGTTGTATAAGAGCCTGTTTACGTCCGAAACTTCACACCATACGAGCCAATTACCCAATGTGGGAGAAGCGTATTAAAGAGGTTCAAGCTGGGCTAGCTGTTCTTTCCGTCCGGCAGTGGATTGGAAAGCCTTATCGCAGCTCACAGATTGAAGTTGTAAAGCTGACATCGGAGAATGGCATAGGGATACAGAAATTAGCGTTTTGCGGAGCGTTGTCACATTTCAAAATTGAAAATGGTATAAACACACCACTAACAGAGGAACTAGCCAATAATGACGGACTATCGTTTAAAAATTGGATTGAATGGTTTAATGGCTATGATCTGAATCAACCTATGGCAATTATTCATTTTACAAAATTCAGATATTGATAACAAAGGAAAAGATATGAATAAGATAGCATTAGAAATTACTTCCGAAGGATGGGAGATTACCGTAATTATTGACGGTAAAGAGTATAAAGAGAAGTATGTTGCAACTGCAACTGGAGCAAAAAGTATTGAAGGCGATTTTGAAAGCGAAGATGATATACCGGAAGAAGTATATGATGCTTTAAATTCCACTTTCCCGTTCGAGTGTATGCAGGCATTATATTCTATTGAGGATTAACTATTACCAAAAAATAATGTATAATTGAATGAAACGTCCACAGAGTAATGGGTTATTTGAAATTACAGGAAGTCAAGAGAAAGAACGAGGTTTCTGCTGCATGAAGCTGATAACTTTTCTTTCCGCTAATAATGTAACAGACTGGGATGAATGGCATGGAGCGCATCTTTCTGCAATGTCAGGGAGATGCCCCTACGCTTCGCAGTGCCCGATTCATGAGAGAACGATAGCAGTAGTAGGTAGAAAACCAATACAATTTAGCTTATTTTGAATAATGTCTAAAGAAAAGTGTATTTTGTGTGGAAAAGAAACGGTATCGGTTATTAAGATCGGTACCGACTTCATGTGTTATAATTGCTATGCAGATCAGCGTAATCCTCCGCGTTCTAAAGAAGTACATAATAACGAGGAAGCTCGCATACAAACAGAGTTCTTCAAGCTTATTCCTCTATACTTTCCAAATATACCTGATAAACTCATATTCGCGGTCCCAAACGGTGGAAGCCGTCATATACGAGAAGCTGCTAATCTCAAACGGCAAGGAGTAAAGCCTGGGATTTCTGATGTGATCGTACTAATTCCTAAAAAGGGTTTTGCTTCTCTCTGCATAGAGTTTAAAACGAGGGTAGGGAAACAGTCAGAAGAACAGAAAGAGTTTCAAAAACAAGCGGAATCATGCCGTAATAAGTATGTGGTAGTCCGAAGTGCATCACAGGCAATCGAAGAATTACGAAAATATCTTTCTTAATAGAATTGAAATTTGTAATACTGAAATTCCACAGATTGAAATAGCTTTTATGTGATAGGGGAGAGGGCATCTATTTTTTATATCTTTGCTCTAAAATTACAAGTATGACATTTGAAGAAGCAGTATCATTAGTTGATAGGATAAAAGAGCAAGTTATCGGTGTACCTGTTAAAGGCCGCTTGATTGAATCTTTGTTCATTGGGCCTACAAACTGGAATGAAATGCATGTTTTTATGAATATCTGTCTTCAAAAAGGGGAAGATGAAGCTATTGACGAGTTTATTGGAAAAAGTTTCTCTGTGTATGGTAGGTCTGTTACCTATATTAATCCAGATCTTCCTCGGTGGGATGTTACGATACTCGATGATTGGGAGAAAATAATATCTAATTAAGAGGTAGCTTATTGGGCTACCTCTTTTTTGACGGCCACCAAAGGAGAACAATCTTCTCGATTTACAACTATATCACGCATATTGGGCTTATTATTAAAATTACGAGATATATTTTTTATCATATCAATATAATTATCTGTCCCATCTTCGTACTGTCGATAAAAGACTTTAATAGATAGGCAGTTATCATGCTCAAATAAAGTATTTAATAATGTCCTATCAGAGTTTCCACAAGAATGCCCCATTATAAAGACCTGATATGGACCTAATGCAACAAACTCCAAAAGCTTTCTATAATTTCTTGTTTTATGGTATCGTATAGATTTGATATTCTCTAGGAAATCATTATTCTGTAATCTCTCTATTCTTTCATAATCATCATCTAGCTCATCGCCATATCCAAATATAATGGGATTGTTTTCATTGTTAAGTTCTCCGTGAATATTGATAACTTCATTAATACTATTTTTTGCATATAATTTTTCAGCTGTTTGGGTGTAATTAAAATTTAAAATTAATGTGTACGGTACTAAATGATTTTTCTTAAAAGATTCAGAACCAATATTCTTTTCAATAAATAACATACGCTTCTCGTCATTTGTATCACATAAAGTATATTGAACATCTTCCTCTTGATCTAATTCAAAGTCAACAAAATCCCCCAAACGAAACATACTAGAAAAAATAGACTCAACAAATTTAGTTTGTCTACAAGTCGCAATTTCATCAAGTTCTATAAAACTTGAAAAAGCATCTTGTATAGATTGATGTTTTTTCAGTTCTGTACTTTGAGTGATCTTGGTTAAATAATCCTCTAAAAGTCTTTTCACGTCATCAAAGTCTTTGTTTAATGTTCGAATACTTTCGCTTTGCTTCTGGGGATTTTTTTCTTGAAGTAGTTCCTTTAATACAGCATAATATTCATTTTCAATATCTACCCAATTTACAAGGGAACATTGATGAGATATACGCTCAAAAAAAAGATTTTTAAACTTTAAATGAACTGTCATAGGTGTATTAGGGTCATTGTTATACTCATCTATTATTAGGTACAATTTCTCTAATAAGGTGTCTTTTTTGCATGAAAAGAAGCTTTTATTAATTTCTGTCTTGCCACATTTTTTCTCAAAAACAATAAATTCGTCTTCACAATTACCGATATATTGCACTCCTCCATAGGTTTCTTTCATCCACTGGTCATATCCGCCAAACACCTTTTCTGTTACACCATTCCAATAGTCATCTATAAAATCTTTATATCCGGTTTTAAGATTATGTGCCATATCAAAACCGTTGCCAATAATTATAATTCTATTCATGCTAGAACCCTATTTTAAGTTAATAACAAATCTCACATGCCTTCCTTCCCATATTTTGTGCTTTACTAATGCTTACTGCAACAACATCACCTTGACAATTGTTAAAGCCTCGGCAATCACTACTAAAATGATAAGCATATACACTACTTCCAGTACTCTAGCACTGTTGTAGATTTGTTAATTTGAATTTACCACCAGGATAGATTTTGTTTTTCAAAGTATCCTGTGCCCAAGCAAGTAACTCCTGAACAGCTTCGTGATCGTATTTATTTTCCTCTGCCATATAGTTTTTACTTTAACGTAATACTACTATCTTCAAACTGTATATTATTATATTGATTTAAATAAGATGTTCGGTTATTTGTAAGGGCCTTTAATTGCCAAATAATATCATCATAGGCATCTTGTCCATAATGGTAAAACTTAATAGTTTTGGAATGACATTGAGGTGTTGCTTGAGTTTCAAAAAAATCACTAAAATAAGAATGATCAGTTTCTCCCAAAGAATAGCCAAAGAATATTATTTTATTAGCATTTTCAAGAATCCTAGGTAACCCTTCCACATTCTTGTTTATATTATGAGACTTATATAAAAATACATGTTCTCGATTTAAATTCAAACTATCTTGTACTCCAAAAACTATATCCTTTTTTAGAGAACCATGTATTTGTAGGATTTTACAATCAGGGATAGGGTCAAAACCTTTAATTATACATTCTACAAATCTTGTATAATTGAAATTAACAACATAATATGGTATCCTATCAATTATTATATCTCGTATAAGAGTATGCGCAACTGATTTTGTTATATCTGCATTATTACTTTTTGCGTTATTTTCGATATCTATCAAATATTTTTTCAAGGCGTTACACAACTGAAAATATTCTTTTCTGAAACAAGTTGAGATTTCTGAAATATCTAAGATTCTTTTACCTTTTAAGACTTTATGTACTAACTCATTTTGTATTGAAGGTGTTGATTTTAATATATTAGCGTAAACACCTAATTCTTTTTCCATATCTATCCAATTACCATCTTGTTTTTTTTTATAGTTTAGATATTGCGCCAACCAATTATCATTCGCTAAAATTAGCTCATTAAAGTATTGGCTTCCCATAAAATCAGAATATGATGTAGGAAAATTTATATTTAAATCAAATCCATTTCCGACTATTAAAACAGTCTTAAATTCATCTAATTCATTCATTTTCTTCTATATTAAATGTATAGAGCAAATATATAGAAAAATATTATTTCTAAAAAAATATTTGCTTCAGAAAATAAAAAGCCTTGACCGAATGGTCGAGGCAAATTCCACCGCCGCGGTTTAGAATAAGGGGATTCCATGACAAAAGTACTACTTATTTCTACCGATGTACATAAAATGAGATATTATTTCTATTCTATCGAACTTTCCAGATTCTCATTAGTAATAGTAGATAAAAAAGCCCCGACTACACTTAGTCGAGGCTCATTCTTTTTGGAGTATATAATATAACGTATTGTCTCCCGCTTTCGAAAATTAGCAACTTTTCCGTAGAGAGATGATACAACAGACATTCACGTCTGTACACAAATATAATAATTATAAATGAGATAAGCAAAAGAAAAGCCCCGAATCAGTGAGACGGGGCGAATAACAAAATATCTATAACATCAATCTTAACTTTCTGGGTTCTGCATTAAAGTGCTTTTTAACCTCCGGTAAATCATAATATGCTACAATCTTTTTCTCTGTCAAACGAAGTAGTTTTAGCATCTCTTCTTTTGTATATTCAAACTCATCGAAATAAATGTTGAATACCTTATCTAACAGCCGAGGGGATTCTACTTCAAACTCAAAGGGTTCATTACTGCTCCATTTATTTGCATTGTAATACATCATCCAACGTCTATTTTGAGTTTCAGATATACAGCCTAAGAATTTAGCCCTATATATCAATGATTTAATTGAAACTTTCCAATTAGTTTTAAGACCGTAAAGTTTTGGGGCATCCAATCTATAGAGATAGTTTTTTATACTTTCAGCAGGCATTAGAAATTCAGAAGCGAATCTATTAGCTTCGTCTTCTACATCTCTCTTATCAGAAACCATATACTTATAGTGCATTATCAAATGTCCTAACTCATGGCAAACATTGAATACTGTTCTTGAATTTGAAGCATTCTTATTTATCAATATAACTGGTAGTCCATTCTTTGTGATAAAAGATACCCCATCAACCTTTATTGAAAAAGGAGGTTCTATATAATGAATTATAATACCCATCTTCTGAACTACACTCATGATATTATGAATTGGTCCTTTCTCAATACTGAACAATGACCTCACTTTTTGAGCAACTCTTTCCGGGGTAATTTCTTCGTCCTCTATATCTATAAATGGAACTCTTATATCAATTTCAATAGCTTCAAATAAAATATCAATATTTTCTGCTATTATGGTCATTTGAGCATCAAAAGCCATTTTCTGTTTTTGTGGTATTCCTAAATTACGACGGTAGTAATATTCTTTTATATATGGAATAATCCCATTCGATACTTGGAAAAAGGAGATAGGATATCCTAAAAAATCAGCTATCTCTTTCATAACCTCATCAGAAGGAATAGTTTGTCTATTTTCTATTCGATTCAATTTATTCTGAGAAAGTGATTTTAAATTTAAAGCTAATTGATTTTGAGTATAGCCTTCACTTTCCCTTGCGAGTTTGATTCTATCAGGATTATATTCAATCATAATTATTCAGCTTTCTTTCTACGAACTACAAACTCTTCCTTAGGTTTGCATATTTCATCTACCTCTTTCTCTTGAAGTGCAAAATCAATAGAGTTAATAACACTTTGCTCCTCTGGATTTATATCTAGAACCCAATAGACTTCATCTTTTCCATTAGTTATAGCCAAACAGGTTCCTCCAACAAAGCCACTATTATCAACACGAGGGCCAATAAATACACAAGGCAATTGCTCGTGGTTATGCAAACGGCAATCAGAGGCTACCGATTCGGCATAGCTTGGCAATCCCTTTTCGTTTAATTTCTTTATATAGATTGAGAATAAGTCAGATGAAACATAATACTGACATTGTTTATATCTAGCTTTAAATAAATTAAGTTCCCCACCGTCGATCGCTCGGTTAATATTCACTTTAATAATTCGAGTCAATGTATGTATATAGTATGTTCTATCATCATACAAATCAATCATTGGATCACTTTTTATTCTATTCTCAAATTGCTCCTTGCTAGTTTCGATAATACGGGCAATAATATGGAATAATTCCATATTGTCTTGTACTAATTCAATTGTCTCCTGTTGTCTCCCTGCATTGAAAAATGAGAAAGATGTTTGGCCTAGATATTCACTTTTCATATAACTTCGCTTTAACATTTGCGCAAATGTATAAAATATTATCTAAATATTACTCATTTTTTCATTTATTTTTTATTCAAAATAAAAATCTTAGCACGAAATATTACGAAAAAGACGATTTATATACAATAAATATATTATTTCTTTTCCTATGTAGAACGATTGTATAATGATGCCTATATACACTTTATCTTCCCGTAATACCTCGACTTTCCCAAGCCGGGGCAACCAAAGTTTCTTTATTATGAATTTAAAGGTAGTTATTTTTTTCTTATTCTACACACAAACCAACAGGTGCCGATTAAAATAATGATACCTATATAAATTTTATCCTTATGCAAATCCCACCATGATAGCTCTACGACAGTTTCTTTTTGATTCAGCAAAACATTAACCTTATTACTAATAGTATCAATTCGATTCGAGAACTGCTGCAAAGTAATGGATAATGTTTCATCAACTTCTGTACGTTCCTGATCCTGCTTAGTTGTAGTAGTGATACTTTCTTTCACCGGATATTGTTTCCCTGTTGAATCCGGAGCAGATAAGTAAACAGTTGTATTTTCAATCTTCAGATCACTAAATTTGTCAGTAGTAATTTTCGTTTGCTTATTCACATCCAGCTGTAGGGATTCTATTAAGTTTTGCAGATACAAGAAATCCCCTGAATAGTCAATCTGCTTCTCCGTCTCCATGTTGCGGGAAGCCTTGCAGGAACTTAACCATATTCCCGACATCAGGAATATGGTTATATAAATTAGCACTTTCATGGCCGGATCACTGTATTACGAAGAAAATTAGAAAACTCGGAACGAACATCAAAACAGGGGCACGCCTTGATGTATTCTGCTGGTTCAACTTCACCGGACCCGTCCAGATCGGGCGAAGTGTCACGATGTCCGAGAACCTCGACAATATCATACTCCTTACATAACTTTGCCACCAGTTGGCGCAAACTAGCTCTTTGCGCTGGCGTCCGTGTATCTGCCGGCTTTCCTGATGCGTCCAGACCGCCGATATAGCAAATGCCAATGGAATGCCTGTTATATGATGATTCTGAAAAGCCTTTGGTATTACAATGCGCTCCGTCGATGGAAAGCGGGCGCCCGTTCTCTACCATTCCGTCCAAGTCAATGACGAAGTTATAACCGATCTGACTAAAACCTCTTTGTTTGTGCATCCGGTCAATGTCTTTAGCTCTCAAATCCTGTCCGGCACGTGTGGCCGAACAGTGGATAATAATAGCATCAATAGTCTTCATTTTGCACCTCCTTTTTGTAAGTAGTTCGTTAGATAAGGGATATTCTTTATAAACTCGACACTTAGTACATAGTGCAAGAAAGCTACTACCTTATAGCCATTGCTAGAGTTAGGTAAAATCTCTTTGATATTCCTTAGAATATTTACCCCGTAAAAATAGAATACGCTGTACGTAATAAATGAGACGCATTGTAGCGCACCTTCCGGATTACCTTTGTGTTCACCAATAAAGTAGATGCAACTAACCAAGGCAAAGAAAATAGTTGCTTCTACAATACATCTCCAAGCTTTTTTGAAAGAAAAGCTTTCATGATTGATAAGTAGCGCAGTAAGCAGCCCACAGATGAAATTAAGAGCAAATACTGCAATAAGGCTTTTGATCTCTCCAGAGATGGGATTAAGATAAGCAGCTATACCGGTAATCAATCCAATAAGTAAGTTTTTGAAATAATCCATAATTATTTATCTAAAATATTAATACTTTATTTAAAGACTTCGCTACAATCATCGATAGCTGTCTGAAACACTTGTTTCACTTCGCCAGAGGTTAGCCCATGATCCTCATGCAGAGAGAAACCGGTCACCCCATTTCTTGATGTATTGAAGAATCCGACTACCGTTTCATCCTTGACAATCTCGGCAGTAATATCTTTCACCGCTTCGGTACCACGGGTTGACATTCTGTATTTAACCCTGATAGCATCCGTAACCTTAGTTGAAGCGGTGCTGTTAGTTGCTGTAATGTTCATTCCTTGTTTCCTCCTTCTATTAAATCATAAATTTGTCCGTATGCACCAGATACAAAGAAGTCTGCGCAAATTTCCTTCAATAAGGTAGCATCTTCTGTCTCTATATCAAGTACGCCACGATTGTTAATAACCTGTTGTAACATCTTGTATGCACGTAACTTTTTCGACATATCCAAACCCTGTTGAGGATTAGAACCTGCTGCATAAAGTGCTTCTGCAACCACATCACGTAGAAACTGTTTTACCTCTTTACCGTTGACTGCTTTAATAGCCTCATTGCCTTTAAAATCAAGTAAAGGCCTGTTTAAATTTACCTTCATAATTGTTTATATATTAAGCGATTGATACCAACAATCCTTTTCTAAATTTCATATTACTACCAAAATCAAAATCAATACCTTGGTAATAGTTAATCCCACCATTTCCATCCCTAGATGTAATACAGCCAAAATTATCAGCTAAGCACAATTCACTTGACAATGTTCCTTTCACGTAAACACCTCCATCAAAGAAGCCGGCATACGTTGTATTTGCCTGTGGATAGTTTCTGTCTGATGCATTTAGATTCCTGGAGGCATAAATACATGCTCCACCGAAGTTTGAACCGATTGCAGCGACCCCAAAACGCCCATCTGTTTCTGCATTGAAAGTTACATTAACAACACCTTCCTTTGCCGTTCCAGAGCCTAATTTCAAACTACGGGACGTTCCACCAAAGTATCCTGAACGTGTCCAAACTAGACGACCGCTCTCGATTGTAAACCCACCAATAAATCCGGAATCAGCATCAATTCTACGGACTTTAATCAAATCTGTATTTAGATATCCCCCTACCACGATGGTAGTTCCTAGCTTTGCATATTCAACTGCATCTTCGAATGCCAACTTTCCTAATCCGTCCCTATCAATTTTTGAATTAATCACGGTTTGCAAATCACTATGAAGCGCATTGATAGTAACAGCTCCTTCCAAATTAATTTTTGAAGAATGGATAGTTGTTTCTACAGCATCTTGATTGATATAAGAAATGAGCGTATTTCCGTTTTCCAGCTCTTTGGATGCATATATTTTATTACCTTCAATAGTGGTAATCCATCCCGCTGTATCTATTCTCTGCGTCAAGCTATCAACCCGCGTCACCTGTGCAGAAACTTGGTTGCTAAGTGCGGAAAACTCGGAACTGTACTCTCCCCATTCTTTCAGATTATTCAATCCTGAAGAACCGGCCTTTATTTTAATATTGCCTCCAATCTCACTTTTTACTAGGTCAAAATAGGTTTCACCATCCGGCGAAACAATGCGTTCTGTATTTATGCGACCTGGCAAAACTTCGGTAAATCCATACAATTCGACAAAGCTACGTTCCTCTTCGCTCTCCGTAAGTAGTAGACCAGTGAGTAAATGATAATATCCATCTATCTGCTCTAACTTGATAGCATCTTCACTAAGTAGGAACGTACCTGTTTGGCTGCTTTTGCTAACTTTCGCATAAAGATAGTACTTCTTCACTGTTTCAATAAGGGGAGGGGAGTTATATTCAGCCATATCCCAGTATTTGTACTCACCTGCATTATGTTCCGATGATACGCTGTTGATGCCGAGTGTCATATGTTGCAATATCCCTGCAGGAGCATTTAATATTTTCGTATTTGAGTTATAGGTAATATTATGAGATACCTGTACCGGATTGGCCTTGGAATTGACAAAACGGAACTGTAAACTTTCATCTCCGACAATCATTTGCATGGTAGAGATAGTGATAGGATTAATAGAACCAGAGAAGTTTAGCATTGCTTTTTCAAGCATACCCATTGTTTCCTTTATGTCACGGAACCGGCGTTTGGTAAACTGTAACGCATCTTTATGCCTATTCTCAACAGTTACCTCATTCGTATCAATCTTATTCAATTCGCTGGTGATTGACGTGCCTACCGGTTCGTTGGATAATTCAATTTCAGGGCTATAAGGATTATTCACATAGCGTTTGATCCCAATTATCCGAATAAGTGAACCATCTCGGTGAAATTGCGTATCCGAAAAGTTTACGTAACCACCAAGAACTATTTTTCCTCCGATATTCATCCAGCGTTTTTTAGCCCAAATTCCATCCAGAGTGCCGGTAAAAGTGAACTTCTTGTCTTCATGCTCAAACAGGTACTTAGCAGCGTCCTTGAATACTTCCCAGCTGGCACCTGTTTGCGTGCTATCATCGCAGATATACGTATTCGGTAACTGAATGCCAAATACGGCATACGTATCGCCAACCCTCGGACGCCAAACATTTCGTTCCGGCATGGTGATTCCATCAATCTCTTGCGGAACGATTTCAAATCTCCGACCAGGTTTTTTATCCCTTTCTTTATGTATGTATTTAACTTCAAACTCTTTGCCAATAAGCATACCGGTCTGAAAAATTACCGTCATGCTTTCACCGGCAATCAGGCATTCTTCAAAGTTTAGAGTGTCGGGAATATCCGCATCTATAAAGTCATAGAAATTATTCTCCGCATTAATTTCAAGGACGGAGCTTACAGTACCGATGCGTGAAGGATAGATCTGTGTACAATCCAAACTTTCTTCTTTTTTAGTTGTGAGTTCCTTGTCGGCACGCATCACATAAGTTCCGTCTGTATCTGTCTTGTAAGTATGTCCTTCATAGACAAGGGATTTATCTTTAGGAAGAAGGAGATTCTTTGCTCCATACGTGGAATAATCAATATTCCGGTCGGTTGTATCAACCAAGATAATTTCCGGGGGTATCTCTCCAAACTCCCGACTTACACCAACCTTAAATCCATGCCCTTTACCGTATGACAGTTTTAAAGGATTGTTTTTGTTATATTCAACCTTGCGAAGATGAATGGTACTTATCTGTTTACCATCTACTGTTTCCTCTGTGATCTGCCATTCCGTTTCATAAGTATCTGCAAGTTGATTCAAGGCATCTAAGATATATGTATGATTATAGTTGATAACTTTTTCTGCTCCTTCAATGTAATCTCCAACTTTCCAACCAATGCCACGTCGATTCAAGTTCTCAACTAGTAAACGGAGATGTTCTTGTGGTTTTGCAGTATAGGAAAATTTAATGCGTCTTTCAATATCACGCACTTTCCACAACATTGCGTCAGTTGTGCCGGTTTCAAGAATAAGTGTATACTCAAATTTACGTTCACCGTTCTTTTTAAAATTGCTTTCTTTTTTGAGAGAATATCGTTTTCCGTAGAAATCACACCACGATCCGACCGGAATATCTAAATATCCCGGATAGTCAAAGTAGAGAGTGAGGGAATCTTCAGCCATGATAGCCTCATAGGAATAACTTTCGTCCCTTACTTCTAATTCTATCTTCTTATCTCCATTATATAAAGCTATCATATCTTTGTACTATTATTGGATTATAGCTTAAAATATAAATTCCGAAACAATTTGTTTTGAATCAAAATACAATCACCAAAACAAAATGTGTTTTTTACTATAAAATAATACGTTATAAAATGGCATTTGAATACCTATATAAAGAGTATTTAAATGTCATTTTACTAAGTACTCTCGGGACTAAGTCTATTTTGGCAGAAAGTCAAAGTTTAGGACAAAATGGGTATCTGAAATGTAGTAATGGATTGCTAATCCAATGGGGAAAACATTCCGGCTCTACTTCTCCAAGTGTAACGATTTACTTAACTGAATCCTTTTTGGATGCAGATTATATCATTCAGGGAAGTATCATTAAGGATGCTTCTGATAATAATGTATATTCAGCTTTGCCGATTGCCAATCCTACAAAGAGTTCGTTTAAGTTGGATAGGAATTTCTCTTCTACTAACACTGGAGTTTCGAGTGCTAAGTTTAATTGGATAGCAATAGGTCGATGGAAATAATTAATAAAGAATAATTATGGAACAAAAAATGTATTGGAAAGATGGTTTCTACGACAAACCATTGGAAGGTTCAGTGGAAATAAGTGTCGAATATTGGCAAGAATTATTAGACGGTCAATCTGCCGGACTCATAATCGTAGAGAACGAGAAAGGATATCCCGTATTGAAGGAATACAAACAAACGTTATTAGAATTGAAAGCCCAAAAGATATCGGAATTACAGGCGTATGACTCATCCGAATCGGTGAATAGTTTTAGTATTGATAATGTATCCGGTTGGCTAAACAAGGCTACACGTGTAGGTCTCATGAACTCAATTAGTATTGAAAGGGAATCCGGACGATCCGAAACGACTATCTGGCTAAATGATGCAAAGTTGGTCTTATCAATCGAGAAAGCCATTGATATGCTACAACAGATAGAGTTATACGCCCTTGCGTGTTACCATACAACACAAGGGCATATCAAAGCCATTAATCAACTGGAAACGAAAGAAGAAATCGAAGCCTACAACTTTAAAACCGGCTATCCCGGAAAGCTAAGCTTCTTTGGATAACCAACGGTATAATCGTAGCTTTCAATCTCTCCGATTGTATCCAATGCCTTGACTGCTGCAATATGTGATTGTGTTACATTGTAGCACTCAAGCGCATACATTTCCAGAGCATTCAACATAGCCAAAGCATCTGATATTGGAATGATATATTTTACTGCATCATACCAAAGCACAGTCTCCGTTTTGCCCGCCTCTTTTTCGATATTAATTGAGTTAAATAATCCAACACGTGTAGACTTATCCAACCACATACTTTTAGCCTGTAAATCAAAAGAATTGACCTCTTTTGATTTGTCAAACAATTGAATCTCAGATACTTTTATTTTTCGCATATCTTCAAGGGAGTACTCGTTTTCTACCAATACAGGATACCCTTCATCATTGGTAACAATGAGCTTCCCGGATGACTGCCCATCCAGAAGTTCCCTGTAATTTTCTATAGTTATTTCTACCGCACCGTCTACCGGTATGTCGTAGAAACCATTCTTCCAATACATTTTTTGCTTCATACTTATCTATTTTATTATTTCCAAATTCCAATGGCAAACCAATCAAAGGATTCACCAGGAAATCCTTTATTACTATTATAGGGATCATAAAAAGTTCCTATGTTTAAAATAAAATCATCTTCCATAACCTATTGCAATCCAATAAAAAGGTTCTTTGTTTGCTTGATTTACAGATACTACAAACGAACTAGCACTTAAGCTGGCAATCGTTCTACCAACATAATAATCAGTATAGGCGCTTCGAGCACTAGTTACTACAACATATGATGATCCGTCAAGAAATGATATAGGCAAGTAAACAGTTTGTTTATAATAAGTTTGGTTATCTGTTGCAAATCCCCATTGAACTATAAATTTATTGCTAAACTTTATATATCCATTCTGCCCAAACGATTTTGTAACGATATTAGACATATCTGATTTAGCGTAATTGGTTCCGAGAGAACTTAGCCAAATTATGAGCACTAAAATTGCTACCAATTTTCTACTAAAATATTTCATGATGTAAATAATGTTGTGATATTATACTATTTCCAAGTCCCTATCGCTATCCATCTAAATGACTGTGAAGAGTTAGCAATAGTTCCCGCATCTGCATATCTTCTATAAACCGTAAAATATGAAGCATATATAGCGGCATAATTCACAGACCATATAGAATTATTAGTGTTATCCGTCGTACTAGAAAAAGCAAGGGAAAAACAAGATTTAAAAGATAATGGGAAACGGATAGACTGCTCATTAGAAACACCTCCGCTGAAATACCCCCACTGTATTAAGAGCCCATCCGGGAATTTATAATATCCGTTCTGAGAAAGGCTTTTTGTAATGACATTTGAAAAGTCAGATTTGGCAAAATTGGTTCCGAGAGTACTTAGTATATTTCTTTCCTCCGCAGTCATGACTTTTTTGTCTGTTGTTTCCTGAATATCAGACGCTTGATGTTCATGATTTACAGAAGAATATATGCTGTCATGATTGTGGTTCCCTTCCGCTTTACTGTCCCAAATATTTTTTTCGGCATCTGAAACGAAGCGATGATCTTCATCGCCGCTTACTTCGGTTGCCGGATGAGTATGAGCTTTGGGAGTACGCGAATCACTCAATCGCAAATCATTACCTTCGCATACTGTTCCGGCTGCCGTACCGAAGTTTTTGTTGAAGGCAGTATTCTTAGAAAATATAGGTTCGTAAATACCCGAATGATTGTGATTGTCAAAAGACGTTTTTAATATCTTTCCCTGCTCGGCAGAAAGAACTTTTCCGGCTCCTCCAGAAACCAAATCATTAACGATATCCGTTTTATTGAGTTTCTTTACAAGCTCATTTGTCATGGTAGTAGCGAAGTTCGGGTCATTACCAAGTGCGGTTGCAAGTTCTTGCAAAGTATCTAGTGCATCGGGAGCGTCGGCAACCAATTTGTCAATTGCCGTCTTAACTTTTGTTTCTACGCCCGTAGCCGCCTCATTGGCTGCTTGAGCAGCAGCATCGGCGAGTGCGGCCTTTTCGCCGGCAAGAGTAGCTTTCAAATTGGCAGTATTGGCAGCGGTATTGGCATTATCTGTTGCTGTCTTGGCAAGTACAGTTTGTTCTTCTGATGCGCTTTTTGCTGCATTCGCGCCGGCAGCGGCAGCGGTAGCGGCTTCTTTTGCGGCATTGACACTTCCGGCAGCCGAATTAGCGTTATCAGTAGCGGATTTTGCTAAAGCAGTTTGATTGATAGAAGATTGTGTAGCAGCATTAGCATCATCCGTCGCTTTCTTTGCCAACGCCGTCTGGCTGACAGATGATTGCTTGGCTGTGTTCAATTCATTGATTACACCGCCGTATTCCTGCACACGAACCTGTTCAGCGGAGACCCGTTGGGCTTCGGATATTTCTCTTGTTTCTTCGTTACTTTCAACGGTAGCTTCAAGAGAGCGGATATCACGTATAGCGGCAAGAGCATCATTCTTGAGGGCTACCATATTTTCGTAGGCGGTCTGAACCTTTTCAAGACCGAACTTTAGACTAGTCTTGACACCGTTCACGATACGGTAACCAATTGTGTAGAAACCTCTCATGTCCTGCGCTTCTTCCAATTCCGATATTTTCTTCTTTTTTAATGGCATAGCTTTTCTATCTAAATCAATTCAATATAATATTCGTTGTTCTCTGTAATTATCAACTCTCCACTTTCTGCCGCAAGCATATAGTCTGTTTCTTTAGTCCGGAATCCTGTAAATACGAGCTTCAAGGTAAATTCCCACCATACACCACCATTCATCAATATAAAATTCGTTGTTTTGCAATTTTTGTAATAGCAGGGATAGTGCTCGAAGAACTCCTCACAGTAAAATATACGCTCCGCATCCAAATACTCATATCCTTCTTCGTCCGTCTTGGCAGACAATTTAGTAAGGTCGTGGAGAAAGGCATCCCGGTTGCGCCAGAATGTTGATACGTCCGGAGTACTCATCAGGCATTTGAGAGCTACCTCTTTTGTTTGAAACTTCACATATTCACCGTCGTAGACTGCTCCATCCTGATACTTGAAATTCTGCAATAAATTCTTTTTGATTGCCGATGCTTTGAGTATTTCCGCATTACTACCTTTCAAAATTGCAATACCATAGTCTGATAGGTCCTTATCGTCTATTTCATAACCTTTTGGTAAAGGAATTGAATTTATAGGCTCTTGATAAATATAATCACTTTCGCGCGGGAAGTCATTAGAGAAGGTGATTTTCGCTATCTCTACATGTTGGTATATAGAGTAACTATTCTGCGAAGAGAGACGCAAACGATAGGTTCTTCCAAGAAGTGGAAATAAGAAATCGTGATATCCCATATCCGAAAGTATATCTATCAAGGCACCGAATCCTAAATCATCTTTGAATGCGAATTCTAAGCTCACTTCACTAGTATTAAGAGCTGGATTACTCAAATCAAACTCTTGCCCGTCTTCTTCCGGCCAATCGTTTTTATCCAGTTCTTTCATAGGAGGGAAAGCCACAAGGTTATCGTAGCTTCCCTTTATGGTACATACGCCATAAACAGCATATATATCTATTCCATCTATTAATAGTTGCCCCTTCATCGCTTCAATGTTATGCCCTTAGTATTCAGTGTATCGATGCCAGTCTTTATAGAAGACATTGTCTTTTCAATTGTTTCCAGGCGGGCGGTGTTACTACTGATATCTGACAAATGCGTGATAATCGTATTATTATATTTAGTCATTTCGCTTATATTTTTATCGAGATTTGATAAATACACAAGTTTCTCTACTATTTTATCCGTAGTGGACTGTATTTGTTTTACACCCTCATTAATGGAATAGGTATGTGTTACCATAGTAGTGAATCTTCCGTTCAGTTCATCCGCTGAATCTTGTGACATGGAATCAAAACCTTTTTGAGACGCTTCTCGCTCTGTGTCATCTTCTGCCCAACCATACATGTCGGCCATGTCGTCTCGTCTGGCTTTCATTGCATCGGCTATCCGTTGACCTTCTTCTTTCAGTGCGTTATACTCATCTTCCGTCACTCCATCGTCCATTGCATTATAGAACTTCTTCCTCCAGTCTTCTAACTGCTGCATATATTCTTCCTTGATCATGGAGTTGAGAATAGCATTCTTCATGTATTCTTCAAAATTGCCGGCAAAATCTGCTGAATCATTATCCATATCGGTAAGTAACTCTTGAAAATCGGAACGGAGTGTCTCTGCATCGAGAAGGGTAGTATCAGCTATTTGTTGTTCCAGCACTTCGGAAATCTTACCAACTCCATTTGCAATCTGATCTGCAAACTTCTGCGTATCGGAATCCAGTTGAGACCAGAAGATACCGGCATTCTCCTGTAACTTTGCTATCTCTTCGTCCGATAAATCAAATAGACCGGTCATACGGCCGTTCATTTTCTCTTTAAATTGGTCTATTGTCATTCCAAGCGTTTGTGCCGCTTGGTTCCAACCCTCCCATGACATGTCTTTAACTTCATTATAACCTTTAGAGTGCGACTTTCGGGATGCACCGGAATCCAAATACTGCCTGCCTAATACACGAGCATTTGAACTTTGCTCTTTTATCGTATCAATAGCCTTCTGATAAGCAGTATTTGCGTTATCTCCGGTCAATGCTTCAGCTAGTTCCAATTGTTTCTCGATAACACGGTCAAGGATATTAATATAAGATTCATACGCTTCTTTAGCTTTCTCGTACTTCTCCGTCGTATCATCCTTTCCGAACATATCAAAAATCTTGGTTGCAATCTGTACGGCAGCACTGACTATCGCAAGGATAACTGATGCTTTTTCAACGGTGCTGATAGCATTAGCAGACGTATTAGCGGCAGCTTCTACGCCGGACATGGCCGTCATGGTAAATGTCCCTATGCTACCAATTAGGGAAATGATCTCTCCGGCCGGACCGCCAATGCTTTTGCCAAGTTCATCAATAGTATCGGCCAACTCCGAAATCTGTGCTCTAACTTCTTTCTCTGACTTCTTGACTTGTGTATCCTTTTTGATAACCTTATCCTTTGCCGCATTGTAATTCTCTGTTTTCTTCCTTACTTGTTCCAAAGCTTGTGCTTCGGATAAATAGGCCTTGGTAGAATCAATTTTCCCGGTCTTTGGATTGTATTTTGAGGATTTCACTCCGTTCTCAATCTTCGCACCTCCTTTCACCGCTTCGGCTGTCTGGCGGGCATTCTCTAGCTCAATTTGTGCCCGTGCCAATTCTTCCTCTGCTTCCGCCAGTTCCTTTTTCTTATCCGATAGTGACTGAAACGGGTTACGGCTATCCAGTTCATCCATGATGGATTGAATAGTACTTGTATATTCCCTTAGCTGATCCGGCGACAGGACTTGTGCCGCCGTCTGCTTAGCATTCTCTAGCTGTTCAAGCAGGGAATTAAGCGTTTCCGTCGAAGTCTCTTTCAGGTTCTCAAATGCGCGAACATATTGCGGTGATTCTTTTAACTTGTCATAATCCAAGCTCATAAGCTCCATTCCTTTGTTTTTAGTAGCTTGTGCAATGGAACGGTCAATCTGTTCAACCTGTTCTGTATCTCCATTCTTAACTGCTTGCTTACGTTGTTCATGCAAGGTGGCAATATCTTCATTGAATTTTCGTTCAATAGCAAGACGTTGGTCCGTATAGTCTTGATACTGATTCAGCAAATCAGCTAAATCATCCCCACGGTTATACTTTAAATCTGTAGTTTCCTTTTTTTCATTAGCTACTTTATCAAATTCGGCAAACAGTTTCTTTACTGGCTCTGACTTGATATATTCTGATGTATTGAAGATTTTCTTTTTGTTTTGAGGATTAGCTTCGAAAGCTGAACGGGCGGCATTAAATTGCTTTAACTTTTTATCTTCTGTTTCACGCTCGATAGCTTGCAGCTCCATACGATGATTAAGTTCTCTTTGCCTCAGAACTTTTTCGCTACTCTCTTTGAGCTTATCGATTTCAAGTTGTTCCAATTCATTAGCAGAATCTTCCTTTATCCGTGCCTGCTCGCGCTTCTGCTGGTCTAACAGGAGTTTATATTTTTCCTGTTCTTCACGGAGCTTGTGAGCTTGATCGTCCTGCTTGGAAGATGAATCATAGACTTTTAATTCTTTTTCGGCTTCCTTTAACTTCTTGACATTTTCTTTGTAGGCAGTAACAACGGCAGAATCTATACCTTTGAAGTTACCAGCATCCATTTGCTTCTTTTGTGCTGAAGATATTGAATCTAATGCTTTCGTTGCATCATCTTTTTGCTTGGTCCAAAAGGCTTTATTTTGAATAGCGGCTTCTTTATCTTCTTTATCTTGTTTTTCCTTCGCTTTCTTCTGAATTTCGTTTATTTTTTCAACTTCTTCTTTGGCAAGACGAACGGATTCTTCAGCCACTTTCTTGTCTTCTTGAAGTTTCTGAATGATGGCAGCTTTTTGACCACTTGGAGCTTCTGCTTGCTCATCGATTACTTTTTTAAGACGTGAATTGATTGAATCTAGTTCTTCTTGTTTCATCACTGCTTTAACCTTGATACCCATAGCATATTGTTTATATGCTTCCTCATTGAGCAATCTTTTTACATCGGTTAATTCCATGGTTTTAAGTTTCTCTAAATCAAGATTCTTTAAAACGTTGGGCATAATTGATTGAAGTTGTTTGTATGCTTCTAGCTTCTCAGATTGAGTTGACGCTTCATCTCTAATAACAGAAAGAAACCCATCTGCTTTACTCTTCAAATCATCCAAATTCTTTTTTTGAGTCTCCATAGTGGCATTATGCTTTCTCATAGCTCTTTCGGAGTCCGTTTCCGCCGTAGCACACCTGTAAATAGCATATCCAAGTCCGGCAAATGCAGCAGCGGCTAATACATAGGGATTCGTTAACATAGCTGCAGCATTTTTTAATTGAGCGATGGTTTGTGCTTTTATTGCTTTGGTTAGTAAAGTGCGAGCAGCTGTATTCTTTGCAATCATTGTAGCTTCAATGGCATACATACCTTTGGTTAATACAAGGTTGGCCGCTTCAATAGCACGTTGTTTATTGACAATAGCTGTAACTGTTGCAAATACTTGTTTAGCAGTACTTACAGCCAAGATACTTCCTTTATAACCAGCAAGAGCCGTCGTAACGACTACGATTAAAGCACCTATGTTTTTCAAAGATTCTTGAGCGCTTCCATTCTCAAAAGCTTTATTCATGGATTCCGCTGCACTGGATATTTCCTTTAAGATTCCTTGTCCTAACGGGCGAAGTGCGGCTGTTATATTATTGCCAAGAAGTTTCATTTGATTTTCTGCAGATGAAGCCATTTCTTTAAAGGCTGCTTCTGCTGCACCTGTTGCATCCTGCATTTCCTCAAGGTGCCCGGCGGCTTCTTTGACATTTATCCCTGTTAAACCGAGAACTGCATTAACAGCTTCAACCTCCGGAACTAGTTCACGCAATTTTGATTCTGAACCTCCGGCCTGTCTAGCAACCTCTGCCAAAGCTTCTTGATAGGTTCTATTATCAAAAGCACCATCACCAAGTACCTTGGATACTGCAATAATGGAAGCACGTATTTGAGTCATTGCTTGGGCGGTAGGTGTTCCCTGTTTTGTAAGAGTAGCAACAGCGGCCAATACTTGGTCTATTTCCACACCATAGGCTGCGGCAACAGGTGCGACCTGTGCAATACTCTTACCTAGCTCACCAAACGAAGTTTTACCAAGTCTAACAGTCGTAAATAATTGGTCTGATAGGTTTTCAGCTTCTGACACATCTAGTTTATAAGCATTCAAAAGAGTTGTGATGGCGTCGGCTGCTGTTGCTGTATCGGTAACTCCACCAACGGCAGCTTTTGCAGATACTTCTAAAACTTTCATACCATCTGCTCCATCGTGGCCGGCAGAAACAATCTGATATAGTGCTTTCGCAGCTTCATTCGCTTCAACGGGAATAGTCCGGGTGATATCTACTACCTGATTCATGTAGTCGGTAAGGCTTCCCTTTATTCCGCTTGAAAGCGTGGCGACTTCCTTCATACTCTGTTGGAACTGCTTCTCAAACTCATACGCTCCCTTAGCCGCTTTTGCAAAGGCAATTCCTGCACTGATACCAATACCACTAAACACGTCAAAAGAGGTAATCTCACTAGCCATAGCCTTGATTATTCCCATTGCTTCCTGACGCCCGGAATATAGCCCTGAATTGTCTATTCCGGTTGCGAAATATAATGCTCCGTCTTTATTCTGAATACCCATATAGCATTTATTCTTAAAATATAAATAGTGACAAAATTTGGCTGTTTCAAGAAGAATCAGCATCTTTGCACTGTTCTAAGACCAAGGAACAACTTTTTATTTTACTCTAGGGAGTTGACAAGCCTACTATATCACAATATAGGCTATCAATTCCCTTTACTGCATAATCCCTAGTGTAAATGAAAGATTATGTTCCTTGGTCGGAAAGAATAGGGAAGAGATAGCCTTTTTCTATAAATATAAAAATCCCCCATATCTTCGCAGACACAGGGGCGCATAAAAATAACTCTAAACCAAATTTTATAGAAATCAGATTTCACTTAATATATAAATATAGCAACAATTTATCTAACTTTTCACTTTTCCGCCGATATCGTGATATTTTTTCATTCGGACTTTTTCGTTTGGATTATCGAAGGAGGGTAGTTCTACCCATTCAAAATCTCTACCTTCTATTTCTCCGTCTTTATCCGGCGTCTTATTACGCTCTCTCATCATAAATGAGTACTCCTGCAGTAACATTTCTATTAATTCATAGCTACTATCCAGCGTTTCTTTAAAAGTTAATCCTAGCGCTTCTTTTGCGATTACTAAGAATCTGCTTGGATTGTAACTTTCCAGCTTTGCAAGTTTTTCCGAGCGGCTATTATCTCCGTCTCTTCCAGGGGGCTCACGTTCCGAAGCATCGTGATAGAGGTGCAAAAAGGGTGATATCCTATGCGGTATATAATCGCATTGAGTAAAATGCGTATATCTTCCCATGTGGTATTGTCTGCAAGAACATCTCTAAACCATCCCGGCGGTTCACTTGATTTATTGTGTATGCCTAGGCAAACAATGTCGAGAAGTAGTTCTCCATACTTATTCATCATCTCCGGGAAATTATTTGTCAGTTCCCCTGTCTTTACGATCATCTTTTCAATGTCGTCTTTCTCTATGTTAAGTAGAAGGGGACGAATCCGGAACCATGTCCGGACAGTGATAGGTTTTATTACAATACAATCGCCGGGATTTTTCCCTTTAGGGATAGAATCTCGGTTAGTGAAATCAAATGGAATTTTGACGGGCTGGCCCGTTACAGATTCCGATTCTTGCTGAAATAAGTTCTTTATACTCATAATTAATCCAAGGAGCCTAGCCCGTTGTACTTCCGGGCAATATTTCAAGCCATTTGCAACTAACCTTCAATACTTTCAGCTCCATCCTTCAATAGTTTGCTCCTGCAGACGGATTCGAACCGCCGGTCTCTACATAACCGATGTAGTGCTTTTGCCAACTTAGCTATACAGGAATCCAATTAATGATTACGCTGCTCCCTCTTCGGTAACAGTTACTACCTCACGCATAAATGCAGTTTTTTTAACTCCGGCTATCGTAATAGCTGCTTGGACATATACACGTACAAGCAATAATTCGGCTTGCTCTGAACCGGGAGCTTGCGAAATTTTGGAACTGACTTTTCCATTAACAATGGTATAAACCACCTTTTTGCCATCCTTAGGTAGCGTTTCGCATTGGAACGTTTTTGAAATGGAAGGGACATTGAGAGGTTTATTCCAGATATTCTTTCCTCCAGTCGTTTCAATCTCTCCACCCGCCAAATCCTTGATTACTTCATTAGAGGGAGTAGGAATTGAGAACTCTATATAGTCCGTTGTGTCTTTTACAAATTCAACATATAGAGGTTCATCGCTCCCTTCCGTCTCAATCTTTACTTCTTTAGGGTCGGCAAAGTTAAATGCCACACTGCCTTTGAAAGGCAATGGAAATTCTTTGAGGTCTGTTCCAGGAACTCCGTCACCGACTGTTCCAAACTTAATTTTTCCTACGCCCATGGCGATAGGTCTTACTTCTCCTGCCATAATTACTTGTCAATTAAAATTTCTAATCTAATATTTACACACGAAAATCCTTCTTTCAGTTCCGGTATTGGAACACTCCAAATGACTGTTACTTCTTTACATCTGCCGTCGTTACTGTTGATTGAATCAAGCGATTTCCGTACCTTACGCTTTAATTCTTTCATTCGTTGACGTCGGTTCATCCCATTATCATTCAAGGGAACGAAGATGTTGATATTGACAGGCACTTTATTAATAAAGTCAAGTTCATTCAGTTGCAGGTGATTAATAACAATATGTTCACTAGCAACACCTGCTTCCGATTTGTCCTTGTAAATCACAATATCGGTGTCCGCAGCGGCCACAGCATTATAAACTATATCTATAGCGTCAAATTCATCCATAATCAAATCTTGCTAAAAACTGATTTCAACGTATCCCTTAGATATTTCTCACATTGCGTATTAGCACCTGAAATAACTTCATATCCTTTTGCTTCAACGGCTGCCGCATACTCCATACCTGCAACACCAACCAATATATAACCACCGGTATGAGACAGAGATACTTCTTCTGCAAGCCTACGCCCTTTATATTTACCAGTTGTCTTATCAGTCCCTTTGTCGCTTTCCTTGAAGTTCTCCTTGACAACTTCCCCATCTTTTGCAATTATATATCCGATAGAGGAACGAAGATTACCAGTCTGGTCTTTATATGAGCCACTCCGGCGGGCTACTTCGATAAACTTTTCACCTCCTGCTTGCAGGAGAACAAGCGTCTTATATTCTGCTTTACTTTGAAATTGCTCAAACCATCGTTCTAGTGACTTTTGGTCAAATAGGGGAGTCATGCCATTTCTCATACGTTGATAATTGAATGTGATTGATAGGGTTCCCAGCAAATAACCGGTACATCAATACCCTTTGATGCAACTTTCAAACGCAAGAACTTACTGTCTGTCGGCGGTTGCATTTTGGAGTAGAAATAGCCATGTACCTGTGTTTCATCACCAGCCGAATTGTGTTTTAAAACAATTCTTCCATCGCTTACCGGGTCGTAGCGTCCGGGGACAGATATTTCAACCGGTTTCCCAGGAACCCATTCACCATCAACTAAGCGCCCGTTAGCCTCAATAGTAACTATTGCTGTATGTGGATACCGTTTTACCATCTGTTACCAGCTCTTCCTTTGATAATGATTCGTTTCCCAAGTTTAGCAGCTTTCTCCGGCTCCCCATTCTCGATATATAACTGTCTTGCAGTCTGAATATAGAAAGAACGGGGATGAGTGATGGAAAGCTTATTTTCACTGAAATCTTGCGAATTTACCATCATGGCGTACGTATCAGCGACACAAAGACCGACCGACTTCATGTTTTCAGCAGTGCATTTATCTTCAGGATTAACATCACGTTTTACAAAGACTACATTCTCCAAGAAGCCTTCCATATCCCCAACAGAAGGATATTCCAGTATTGTTTCTCTGATTGTTGCCATAATAATAATTAATAACCGTCTTCGTCTGTTTTTTCAGTATCTTCGCCTTCCGCCCATGCTTTACCATCAGTCTTCATGATGTACATTGCATCAGGGTCATTGATAACCGGGATAGCATTAGCTTCCGCTTTAGTCCATTCCTTGAATGGTTCTAACTCAGACCATTTGCTGATAAAAACAAAGTCTTTTTTCAGCGTGGTAGCTTTCTTCTTGTATTCAACCGAATGTTCTGCTGCGATAGGGCCATGCTGGATATCGCCACACTGCAAATCCTCCAGGAAACAGATATTGTTTGCTTCCCACGGGTTTACTGTTGTACGTTGATGGGCGGCATTCTCTATACGAACAGACGGACTTACAAGAACGATTTGAACGCCTTCTGTATTCTCTTGTCCGGAAAGGTACTCGTTAATAACCTTTTTGGAGATAGTCAGCTTTTCTTTCTGATTAATCCAGCCTTTTACCTTTTCAATAACAGCCTTTTGCTTCTTCAATAAAGCAAATCTGTCTTTACGCATCACTACGTATTTAATAGTGACACCTTCGGCAGAAGCGGCGACTACGGTATCTTCGATATCCTGCAAACCATCGGCTGTTGCTGACTTAGCCCAGTCCTCGGTAGATACTATCTTGTTCGTGTTAGGCATACCGCAACCGACAAATTCTTCGGTAACAATACCGTTATTGTTGCTTGAATTGAGGATGAATCCACCTTTGGATAACAACTGCATGCACCACCATTCGAAACGTCCACGAACAGCGTTATATACAAAGTCCTGATCTTTGAAAGCGAGGTCAAGGATAGATTTCAAATCCGAATCACCTTCACAATCACGGCTAAGTTGCCGGTATTCGTTCCAGTCGCTTTCATTCATACCACGCTTAACGGCAGTCTTGGGGATATCACCTGACATCTTACCTACAACTTCACGTTTCTTTTGCGGTGCAGAAGAATCAAAGCTGATAACGTCTGCAATAACAGGAGCACCTTTCTCTCCAGTCAAAGTTTCCCATTTCAGAGAATCTTTCTGCTTTACACCGAAAAAGTTAGGGAAGAAGACCGGCTTAACCTTACGTGAGTTAAGTCGTGCTCCCATGTTCTTACGGTTCACTTGTTTAATTAAACTTCTTTCCATATATCATTATTTTAATGGATTAGACAAAACGGATAAAACGGAGCAACGCTTTAATAGCGTCGTCAACAGGGTAGGGCATTACTGCCTCATTAACAGTACCACGCACCAAGAGTCCGGATTGCTGGTTAGCAACGGTCACATCAACCTTGTTCATAGTGATAACCTCCGGGGTATATTTGAACTTAGCAGCTTTGGCAGCAGCTTTAGCGGTAACGAGAACCAACACATCATTCATCTTTGCGGCTCCAATAGCTCCGGCAAGAGTTATCGTGTCATAAGCCGTATTGGTCTTGTCGATTGCAGAGATTACATCAGAAGCGCCGGTTAAAGCACCGCCGATTGTAACAGCTTCTCCAACTTTGAACACATGATTCTTTGCGATTTGAATAGCAACAGCATCGGCAGCCGCGACAGCGGTAACTTTTCCGGTTTTAACTACATGGTAAAGACCATTAGCATCTTTACCCACGATTACAAGCGGAGGAAGCTCGTCGATGATTTCCTTCAGTTCCGCGCGGGCAATAGTTCCACCGCCCTGAATGTCCTCGATAATCTTTTCGATACCGGGAGCATACTGAAATTCACTTTGTTTTTTTCTGAACATAGCTTTAAATATTAATAATTATTCTTCCAGACCAAGGCTAGCAGTGCCATTATCAGAGCTTTCCTCGTCCTCCATTAACTTCAACCAATCCTGTTCGGTACGTTCTTTAGGCTTATAGGAATTAGGCTTGTAATCACCACCGGCGATCTCATCATCAATAACAGATTGTTTGATTTCGGCATATTCTTCCTGAAGCTCTTTAATCTGGTCTTCAACAGAGGTTTCCGAGTTGACATCAATACGGTTGAACCATTTTGCAGGGAGTTTAGAATCTGCAAATAACGCTTTAGCAGATGCTTGTTTTGTAGAAGTTGTGACTGTTGAAGCGACAGTAGAGACAGATGCAGCCAACTCGGAAATCTGTTTCTGTTGGGCTTTCAATAACTTAACAACAGAAGCAGGCAATCCTTCGAAGTCTTCGTCCTCGTCTTTATCGTCTTCTTCATCATCGTCTTCGGATTTTACCGTTTTCTTAGTCTTTTTAGCCGATTTGATAGGTTTGCCATCCTTTAAACCATTGCTCTTTTCATACTCGGAAATAGCATCCTTTTTCGCTTTTTCTATTGCGGATGTGTTTTCAAGATCAGGAAGAATATTGTCTTTGAACAAGGCAATATAAGTATCAATATCCTCCTCCTTTTCGATTTTGAAGAGTTTCTGAACCTTTACAGCGTACTTTTCGTTTACACCTGCGGCTTTCAATCCCTTTTTAATTGCATCAATGATTGTCATAACGATTTTCTATTAAAATATAAAGGGAGTAAATTTTTCCTGCTTATATATTTTATTTCAGAATCAAATGCATACATTTGCAATATGGATAAGAAGAAAGAATATAAAGTCAAAGCTAAAGCACTCGCTCTTCAAAATGGATTCGACCAAGTTTCCTACTATGGAGAGTGGAACGATTATTTGGCATATACAGCATCCCGGAAAGAAGATGAAGGGCGTTGTATTGGTTATCCTCGGTTTATCCTTGTAAAAGATGGCGTTGCTACACTGGCTCCTTATACACAATCGACAGATATCATGGGAATGACTTCTATGCCAAAAGGATATTCAGAGACACTGCTATAATTTCTTCACTATTCCGTTAATAATATCAGTATTTACTAGAAGATTATCCACACGTAGTACATTGACTCCATATTTCAGGCTTATTTCCTTTGATAGTTCTCCCCAATTTTTTATTTTTCCAGTTTGTGGATCATATATGACTATTTTTCCATCAAGTGATTTTTCCAAAGTAATAATATGCCCCGAATTTCGACCTTTCCAAGAGAAATCAATATGGTATCTTCCTGGCTCTTTTACTAGTTCGACTAGTTCCTTGGTTAACTCTTTTATACTTTTGCTTTTTAAAGCCCCTGTTCTGGTTATATCATATATGCCACCTGCTGTCTTTTTTTCAGGCATAACCATCGTTTTCGGATCAATCCATGCCCAGTTAGTTCTTTTTGAGAGCTCATGGGGAATATTCCCTTTTTTCTCAAGATTAGGCAGTGCTGTTACATCATATCCACGTCGTCTCAACTCGTTAGCAACAACACAAGATTGACAGTTTACACCATATTCATTCCCTTTACCGAAGTTTATATTTCCCCGTAGTTCATTAGCTTCTTCGAAAGTCATTTCTTCACCTCTCTTGATGCCAATTTTTTGCTCAATCTTGGTTTGATTGAAGTTTCTTACAAATCGTTCATCCCATCTTTTCTGAATATCATTTTTCTCTATATCGGTCTTGATGCGTTTGATTTTCTTTGGTACAATTTTGACGACCGAATTGGATACAAACTTAGAATCAAGAAATTCCACTAACTTGGGGTCAATATTAGCCTTTTCACCCCGCATATAGGCGACAAAGCTTTCAGCTAAATACTCAGACTTGCTTGATGTAGCATAACCAGAAATTTTACTGGCATACAGGCTCATTTCCTTACCTAGTTCATTATTCAAATTAGTTGGTAACATCTTCCATTGTACATGATGTCCTATTTCATGACGAATACATCCTTGTAAAGTTTCATCTACCAATGACCGACCAGCTTCTTTATAACGCATAGCTATTGCTCTTTGAGCAGGAGTTAATCGGTCTATATTCTCCATTACTTTACTCCATGCATCTTGTGACTTTTGCATATATTCAGCAAAAGCCTTTGGTGATTTTAAGATATCTTTATTCAAGAATATACCTCCGTCAACTGGACTATAAGAGGCAACAGCATCTACACCATCAGAAAAAGCCTTTTTTCCCTGTACAGAAGTTGGTGATATAACCTTGATACCGCTAATTTTAGGCATATCTAATTGATTGAAAACATCTGCGAGTACTTTATTGATTTCGTTTGCATTATCGACGGATATACCTTTGTAATTAATCTCTCCCTTGAATGTACGGTCAAGCATGTTTTTTTGACAGAATTGACGTGCAAACTCCTGTGCTTCTTCTATGCTCTTACTTTCTTTGAAGGTATATTTAGGCTCAATTACAAGCTGTTGTGGCTTTTCTGGTTTAATAGCAATCTTTATACGCTCATTGATATCTCCATCCTTAGTGAAGTTATCCTTATACCAAAAAGCCGATTGCAATCCATCTTTATTCTCACTGACGAAATCCTTTGCTTTCTGGGGAATATCCGTAATAATCTGCTCGTGCGGAACTGTGTCATTCAGCAGGAAATCAGCTAAATTATCCGGTTCCATTACGATAGGAGTAGCGAAGCAGATACAGAAAGGATGGAAGCCTGTAAACTTGAATGTCTTCGGATATTTTCCGACCATCGCATCACAGATTTTGCACGGTCCGCGATTATTGGCCGAACGTTGTATCTCGATACCTAGTACGAAATCCTGCTTACTCCAACGCTCATAGTCTGCACTACGGTAAGCTATATTTGTGGTTGTTGCAGATGTCCGGAGAGCGTTCATCTTGGCGCTACGATACACACCCTGTCCCGGATGGTAGTCTTTCATAGGACGAGATAATACAAGCTTACCTTCGTCGTTTCGTACACGGCGAAAGCGTTTGTCCGGCTTGTCTAGTAACTGCCGCATATCGCGACTAATCTCATTTGAACTTCGACCAGCAGCAATACCGCTATCAAGATAGAACTCTAATTGAGATTTCGTTTGTTGTGCTATGTTCCAAACTCTATCAGATAATCGCAACCCTTGAGCATCTACCTCCTTCTGAAAGGCCGAAAAAGCAGACATACTGTGTGTGAACATACCTTCCTTGGCAACCGATGAAATAGACATTCCTTTGATATACTCACGTATGAAATCGTCATTCTTCATATCTGACCGCTTCCATGCATCGAACTGAAACGATTCGATATTTTTAATTAGCAATGATTCCAATGTCAGTAGCTCTTTGTCGACGGCATTTTCAATGCTACGATTCTGTATCCACACGTTATTTTTTCCCGCATCAGACCATTTACGGAGATACGGGGAAACAGAAAGTATAAACTGATTAAAGATATTGGCTATTACGGCCTGCTGTGCAGCAATTTTCTGTATATGTTGTTTATCGTAGAAAGAAAGTCCGGGCATAAATTATAAAGTTGCTCCAATAAATGAATTATTTTGTGCAGTCTCTTTTTCGTCTTGCTTCTTACGATTCAATTCTGTTTCCACATCGTCAGTGTATGGTGAATTCTTTATAATCGTTTCCTTGCTATTGAATTGAGAAGCAGTTTCGAGGTTCTTGAGTTCTTCAGCCAGGTCCTGTGGGAGAATACTGCCAAACTCCACCTCAATAAAATTATCATTTAGCTGTGACGCATACTTGGTATGTGTAATATTAGCCATTCCTGCTTGAACTATTGCCACGGTACGTTGAACAGCAGGGCCGAAGATTTCCATCTGCTCACTGGCTTTTATTTCTGCATCAATCAGCATAAATCGGCGAGATGTCCCGCTTAAGTTACCTAATCCCATTAGTTTATTCATTGATAAATCAGGGCTGGAAGCTCCGGAGTGTATGGCATCATCTAATTGGTTAAGTTCGAGTGTAACGGATTCACAAGACTGTTGCCATGCTAAGTAATCGGCATCACCATGATACGACGTACCGGTATCAGGGTCTATTTCTATTCCGAAGTTCAATTCCTTGCCAACTGTCTCTTTACTCGGTAGATTTGCAAGGCCATAGGTTTTTAAAATTGGTTCAGAGAAATAATCATTTGTATCTGACAGACGGGAAAGTCTCATCTCCTTTTTATCCATCAAATTAGCAACATCGTCCCAATCAGGACAATCGACCTCGGCATATACTACCGGAATCTTACCGAAAAGATTTTTTGTCTTTTTCACTAGCCAAACGCCATCCATAACACCGGAGTAGATAGTATCTTTCGTGTATATCTTCACGCATTCGCAAGTACGACCATTAACCTCTGCATTGTATTTATAGAGAAAGCCGTCCATATCGTCGTCTTCATCGAAATGCGGATAGAATTCACATTCGGTATTGCTATCTTTGGGAGTAGAGAGGATTTTAACCTTTAGCTGACTCTTACCATCATCCCGGGTAACCGGATAGAAAACAATAGCAGCTTTGGTTTCAGACAATACCTTGCGGGCAAACTCTTTTAATACTGATTGCATCTTGAGCTTACGCTTGTAGACCTTTTTAAACTCGCTGAAACCGTCGTTTGAATCTTCGGCTGTGATAGTCATTTCACCACCAAACAGAAAGGCAACAGAGGTGCGAACTATCTTTTTGGGTAGATTAGTCACTACTTGAGCGACTTCTACAGTTTTATCCTCTAGTCTCTTAGGTCTTTCTTCTCCTGTATCGGCATCAACCTCTTTTTCTGTTTCCGAATATACAGCAATCTTCTTCCGTTCACGATACCCGACAGATTCTTTACGTCGAGTCCTGTCGCCATCGTATTCTTCCATATACTCGCGAGGATTGCGGTTCTCGCGTGTATCAACGCATAAATCACCTACTATGCTACCAAAGTCATCTTTCTTTAGAATATCCTTAATATCTGGCATATACTTTTCTCTTAAAATATAATGCCAGACAAAATATACTCCAATAATTGGCAGAGGATGTTGACAATTTGTCAGCATCCTCTGCCAATATAAATCTAAGAACTCTTAAATGCCATGCCTAGCATCCTCTTCATCAGATTTTTCCAAAGCCCTCTTATACCCCCAGAAACTTTCTTGGTCCATACCATCCATATAATCCTGCTCCAGTTTTGATATAAAAGCATTTCTTGCCGCTTCTGACAATAAAGCTAAAGTTATATCAGCATAGACACATTTAATAAAGATTTTATCCCCATCTTGGGTCACTTCATAATAATTACCATTTTCTCCTTGACTAGCAGCATTTGCTAATTCATAAATTTCATTGTAATCATCCAAATTTACTCCGTGAAGAAATTCATCAAAATTTGTTGTCGACATAATATTATTTTTTAAATTAATATTATAATCAAAATACAAAAAGCGTACCATAAACAATTATCCACGTCCTACCTTGCGATTTGAAGTTTTTAATTTCAGACCGAGTGATTCGGCAAACTCAGCGAGTATTGTCATTCCGTCCGGTGCATCATCGTGAGCGTTATCACCCTCGCGCTTGTAACTGGTAAGAGCTTTCATGAAACGGCCATAATCCGAACCTTTGGTGTATTCCAATTCATCGAGGAAAGCACAGTACTTCTTTATCCAACCGGCCTTCATAATGATTCGTGTTGGTTTGTGTTGTGTAGTAGGACGGGCTTGTATGATGCAAGCTTTCTTTTCCGCCGTTACCAATTTACGGACATGGATAGCAAATATGCGTCCACCGTTGTTTGATTCAATACGCATCTGGTCGCATTCGGTATCAATTACCATTTGAGCCAGGCGCGGCTCTGTAACTTCTACAGGGGCCTTGGTAAATAGTACATCCGTAATAAAGTACTTCGGCCCGAATACCTTTGCGAATGGTGCGCAAAAATCATCATCTCCCTTGTCTGCCGTATCACAACCACCGATAACACCATCAGGTTTCTTTCCTGCGATATCAGCACTTTTAAAACGCATGAGAGCAGATTTAGGGAATAATAGGCCTTTGGCTTCGAAGGGCTCCTGCATATACTCGGCCATCCAGATACTTTCGTCTGTTTCAGAACGTAGTTCCTTGTAGTACTCTGTTGTATGTACATCGGCACAGAAAGTTTCGTCGTTCTCATCCAGGGCGGCAATACGAATGATTTCATTGTACTTGCCGGCTTCTTCCATGCGTCCGAGGACATCATTAGAAGACCAGCGTGTACCGATGTCAATCATGCAGCAGCTTCCTTCAATACGTGAATCGTGCGTACCTTGTTTCCAAGACCATACCTTCTCGTTATTATTGTCGGATAACGCATCTTCCAGGCTCTTGTACAAGTCGTCTGTCATAGCTAGCATAGAAGCACCGAATCCGATCACAGTACCGCCGACACCGCCACCGAAGTAGCTTACCTGCCGAGCACCTTCTACATTCCAACCTTTGACATTCTGTTTATCTCCTTTTAGGTGAATCTCAGTAAATATCTCATGATAACGTTTTGATTTGACAATATCGCGGGTATCATAAGAGAGCTTGTTGTATAACGTGTCAGAACAACAGTTACGCATTACAGATTCTTCGGGAAAGTGGCCGTACATCCAAGCGATGAAAAGAGAGGATATATAAGACTTTCCGGCACGTGGTGGCATACTGACAGCAAGACGGTAGATTATACCCGCAGAATACGAGCTATACACACGCATGAACGCTTCAGCGACTTTTTTTAGGAACAGACGTTTAGAGAAAAACTTCGGATCATAGTATAAACAGAACGCCCAAAAGTCTTTCTTTGCTATTCGTTTGCGGAGTATGGTAGCAGCTTTCGCCTTACGAATCAATATTTCTCTTTTACTTTTCTTCTTTACCATCAATAATAGACTGTAACTGTTCGTCACTCAATCCTTCCAGTTCATCACCAATATTCACATTTGCATCAACTTCTTTCTTGTCACGCCATTTCTCCGGCTGCCGGTTCTTCAGCCAAAATATTGCAGCCGTTGTATCAGGAGGATAATGCTCTATGTATTCTTTTGAATCAGTAATCTTTCCTTCTGATGTTGCGAATTTGGTGGCTTTACAGTCATAGCCGATGGCACGGTTATAAAGACGGGATGCAACATTAGCATCTGCAATATTCTTTCCCTTTTTTAGGGACTCAAGAAATTCGGGATAGTCCTTTTTCCATTTGTTCAATGTTTGTTCGGAAACAGAGAAGAATTCGGCTAGCTCTTTATCCGTTGCACCCAACAAACAAAGCTTTAAGGCCTGATCGGAGAATTCTATTCTGTATTCCGATTTACGCCCTCTTTTTTTCTTTTCAGCCGGATTCTTCTTCTCTGTCATAAATTAACCATAACTAACAAACTGTGATAATTCAGCCTTCAATTCAGGCAACTTTCCATTATCAAAATAGAACGAAGAATGCATTTTTCCTGCTTTTTTCACACCGCGCATCGATTTGCAGAGATGTTCACCCTCCATAATTATTCCAACAGCTAGCGGTGGGTGTTCTTTTCCGAGTGCATCCACTATCATCATAACGACATCTTGAGCTAATCTCTCCTGTACCTGTAAACGGGCTGCACAATAATCGATAACACGGCCAATCTTTGAGATACCTAATATGCTTCCTTCTGGATTAGGAATATAGGCAAACCAATACTTTCCGAAGAAGGGCATCATGTGGTGCTCGCACATTGAGTAGTAGGTACCAGAGTCTGCTACTATGCTATTAAAGGATAATCCATCTTTACCATTTGGGAAAATTGTTACTTTTGGCGCCTGTTCTGGATCGTACCCGCGAAATAGTTCTTTCCACATTCTAACAATACGTTCCGGTGTTCCTTTTAATCCTTCTCGTTCTGGATTGTCACCAATGTACGATAAGATTGTTCTTACTGCATATTCAATATCTTTTGTGTCTGTAGACTTAGTTTCCATTTAGGGTGTTCTTTTACGTAGTTAATAACTTCTTCTGTGTTTTGGCAGGAGCATGGTTGTAGATAATACACGGCTGCTGTCATTGCTTCATAGGCTGATAGGTCCTGTCCTGTATATACGACCTTTATTTCATGAGGATTGACTATAATAACCTTGCTGCCTTCTTTAGGCGAACAAGTCACCCAGTCAATGTTTCTTGGAATAGGGACGGTCCCGTTTGTTTCTATCTGAACGAACTTCCCTGCCTGATGGAGCTTATTGATAAACTTTCGATCTACCTGCAATCCCGGCTCGCCACCGGTCAAAACAACGAAGCGAGTAGGATAGAAGCAAATCTTTTTGATAATTTCCTCATCCGACATTTCTCTTCCGGAAGAATGTTGTGTATCACAGAAGGGGCATTTCAAATTACATCCGGAGAAACGAACGAAAACAGCAGGAGTACCAGTACGATAACCTTCTCCCTGAATACTATAAAAAATCTCATTTATCTTTTTCATACCACGCAATATTATTTTCTGATTCTTGTACCATTACTTTAAAACATCCCGGTACCTGACCGCAAATCCATTTTGCCATATTCTCCGCAGTTGTGTTGAATGGAAGAACCTCATTCAGATTCTTGTGATCTAACTTATCTTGTATTTTTTGTTTGATATGACTGAAATCAATTACCATTCCATCGGAATTCAGGTCTTTTGCCTGGCACCAAACAATTATAATCCAATTGTGCCCGTGCAGGTTCTGACATTTGCTCTCGTAGGATAGCTTCAAGCTATGTGAAGCTGAAATCTCAATACGCTTTTTTACTGTATACATAATTTTCATCTTTGGTTACCTAATAAATAATCATATTCGTGCAGGCTTAACTCGCCTGCTAAACATACTTTTGCCAACGTGAGTTTAGAACAGGAGTTGAATCTATATTTAGTTATTAGCTGATCCACATTTTCGGCATAAAACTCCAACAGTTTAGATTCATCCAAATCTCCGATATACTTCGGTATCTTTTTCCCATTAATGACAAAAGGCAATTTCGGCCATCTTACGATTGCACTCCACGTCGTACTATCAGCACTTGTGCAAAAGCGATTCTCTTTCAACATCTTCGATTCGGTACACCCTAACAGATGTATGTCAATTTGTGGCTTTCTTTGCTTGATATACCTAGTCAAATGAGCAACATCTGTTTTATAGGTATAACTCTTGTGTATTCTTAATTCTGGAACGCTTATCGCAATGTAATCGGAGAAATCAATCATACGATTTAAACCTTCCTTTCCATCTTCCAAATGAAAGACATTGATTATCCTGTTATTGGGAAGAAGTCGTTTCATTTCTTTTCTAAAAGACCATGCCATTTCAGGAGAGAGGATCTTCTGACAGTCTACTTCAACACATGTACCTTTGAAGCCCGTTTCCTTCACGAAATCAACTAACTTCAACATCCAAGTGTACAGGAATGCTTCGTCTCGCTTTCCTTTATCAGCTCCAAACATCAGAGTAAAAAGCCCAGAATCCATGATTACATGTTCACCAAGGGAAGATACTAATGAAGGAATGATATTGTTCCTATTCCTATTAGAAAGTTTCCCATTCAGCATTTGCTTTACGAATGGATAGCAAGTAAATAGGAAGTATTTAACTCCGACAGAATGAAGTGCTGTTAGCTTGTCTAGGTTCTCGCATCCGGCAAAATGGACTTTCAGATTATCTTTGAATAATGGATCCACCGAAACCGTCCTCCAGTACTTTAGCTTCCGACATTTCTGGAAAACGATTTAAAAGCCACGTGGCGACATCTTCACACGACAATGAGCCGAACTCACATGGCGCCCCAAATTCTTCCTGTAACTTGGCTGAAAGCTGTTCTTGCATGGTATTAATTTCGATTTCCCTGTTATTGTGTGACACTTTGAACTCACAACTGATAATGAATATATGCCGATGACGTTTCGATAGATATGCGCACGAAGCTGGAGCATCCGGATAGGAGTGAAATCCGATCACTTGATTATATGTTATGACCTTTTTAATCATGTTTTCCCTCCTTCTCGTGCACGTTTTTACCACAGAAAGGACAAATCAAAACCTTATCTTTTTTGGATACCAGCTGTGTGCTTCCACTAAAGAAATCATCTAATTTATCTTCATCGATGTTGAAGTTCGGAATATCCAGATTCCAGTCACATAGCTTATCAAGGTCGATGTCCTCAACAATAGCAGAGAAGTTAAAATGAGAAGTGTCGGAAGTATGATTGTCCGCTAAGGCAAGCAACCTTCTTTTTTCATCTTCCGTAGATAAGTCGGTACGCTTAATAACGACTAACTCTTTACCATCGGACTCGATAATCCGTACTTTGAGTCCTAGCTTTTGAGCTTCCTCATAGACACCGTTTCCAGCGATTAACACACTATTCCGGTCAGCCAACACGGACCGACCGGCTCCACATTCAACAAGGCTTTTGTGGATAAGCCGCTTGTTTTCGTCCCCATGGATACGATAGTTCCGGGGATCAATTGTAATTTTTTCTTTTTCTTCCATGACCAAGGAATTTCAATTAAAATATAGATTCCCCGGCTATTTTCTTTCTAATAAGTTCTTGTACTCCGTTATATATCTCATATAGCTGCTTCAATGTCTCCGGACCTTCCCATTCAGAGAAATTTCCATCCTGGAAGAAATGAAACTCAAACACATGTGCAGCTAAATCTCCGAGTTCTAAGCTTTCAAATGTATCTCTTACTAAATGCAGCCTGTCTAATATTTCAGCATTTCGATCTACTGAATCATCTGAAATATCCTCGATATCCAGCCTGGAATAATCTACATTATCATCCACTGGTAAAGGTTTGTATCTACTTCGGTACTGTGAAGTAGGAGAGGATGCGTTCAACTTTATCATCTTCAAAACAAAGAAATCAAGCTCTGTATAGCCATTTTTCTTTGTGTTGAGTAATTTATCAAGTAGCTTGCTTTGCTTCTGAAGGAGCGAACATATGACCTCATTTAGGACGTCTGTTGCTTCGTCTGAAATGCCAGCAAGCCCACAATGATACAAAGAGTAATCAAGCCATCGCTCGTAGCGCTTAGTTATGTAATTATTTACTGCTTCACTTGCCATATGCATAAAGATTTTATATATTTGCTGTTCCTAATAGCAATACAAAGCTTTATGCTTATGAAAGCGGTCGGTGGTGGTACGCCGGCCGCATTTATTTTTCCAACTCTTTACCCTTGGCAATGTTGTAATTACACAAATACATCCCTATATCCATTTCGGCTACATCAGGGGAAGGAGTACTTTCACCGTAAATCTTACGTAGAGCCTCTTTATTGCCTCCCCATGCTTTCCAAAGTACCTTGGGCTCATACTTATCAGGCAGATATGGAAATAGCTCACAGAAGGCCTTGAAATCCTGTTTTGCTTTTTCTCGTTCTCTTCTGGTATTTTGAACTCCCGTAACGATATCTTTGATCAAGTTCTCGTTACGCGCATAGCCAGTTTCAGCCTTTTTTCGTACAAGTTCATTTTCTCTATGCTCAATTTCACGGCGTCTGTCTTTGCAAAAATCGGCAAGCGATACCATGATAGCTTGATTGTTGATTTTCGTCCCCCATACAAATTGTCCTCGGCTGCCATTTTTTAGCTGGGAGAAGAAAATGCATAACTCGGCTAAATTCAGGTACCAGTAGCTGGATAGTATCGACAAGGCTGTTTCCGCTAGTTGGGCATTGGTTAACTCTACACCGGCATATCTCAACACTGACTTCAAATGTTCAGTGATAATTTCTACCGATATCGAGTTGCTATAACTCCTGTTTACATCTGCCAAAGTAGGTATATTCCCTGCATTAGCCACGTCAGACAATGAAACATTACAGTTCAACTGTGCGACTGTTCCACTCCATTCAGCGACCAATTGAGAGGCCGTCGATCCAGTTTGTAAGGCTTGCTGGATCGGGGTTAGTTCCTTTCGGATTACTGCCGTCACCTGGACTATCTGCGACGGGCTTAGTACTGTCTGCATCCCTGTTTTTATTAATTCTCCGTTCATCTTTCTTATTTTTAAGTTCAAATGTCAGCCATCGGGCAAAGTGAGACATCGCATCCTTAGGCGACTTCGCCGTTTCTCCTTCATTCTGCAATTTCATAAAGAACTTCTCCAGAAACCCGTAAAAGGCTTCTAGCGTGAAATCAGGGGTTCCAGAAGAACGAGTATTCATCGTTACTGTTTCCGCCCATGATCGATTCGATTTAAGTTCAGTATAACAGTCGTCCAAAGACTTGTCGAAAAAACTATCAGCCGGAAACAGATCTCCCACGCGTAAGGGAGATATTGTCTTTAGTCTTATCTTTAATGTTAACCGTTTTACTTACCCTTTTACTTACCGTTTTACTTACCTCTTTACTTACCGTTTTACTTTCGTCAAGTAAGTAATAAACTGGCGATTTTG